CGGATTCGCGGGCGTCGTCGTCGTGGTTGCCCTCCAGGGATTGGCGGCAGTGAATCAACTCATGGATCAGGGTGGTGACATACTCCAGATGGGGCAGGTCGCGCTCAACATCAATCAGGAACTCATGAGCATCCTCCTGCTGCTGCCACCCCACCACACCCTCAGCGTTCAGGCGGCGATGATGGACGGTGACGGTAGCAGCGCCCAGGAGCGGTTCCTGATCCAGCATGAAGCGATAGACCTGCTGGGCGAGGCGGGGGCGTTGCTTCTGTCCTGAGGTGAGCAGCATGGGTCCGTTGCGGTTGAGAGTATTCTACAGGGTCGCCGCGGCCATCAGGCGGGCAGGCAGTGCCAGTTGATCCATTGACCCTTGCTGCCCTTGCTGTTCCACAGGAGCGACAGAATCTCACGGCGCGATGCCACGTAGCGGTAGCAGGTCGTGGGGCTGTTGAACCAGCGGACGCGAACGCTGCCCGTGATGGGGTTGGCGCTCAGGCTCCAGACGCTGGTGGAATCGTTGCAGTTGATGGGGTAGCGCATCGGGTCGGTTGCTTTGAGAGTATTGTAGCAGGTCGGGGGCTCACTGCCCGTTGGTGTAGTCTCCGATGATGATGCCCGTCTCATTGTGGCGGACCTGGGCGTAACCGAATTCCTCAGACAGGGAGAGGCAGAGGTCCCAGGCGCGGTCCTCATCGGTGGTGGTGTTCTCCCAGGGAGCGGAGGGGCAGATCACGTCGTAGCGGGTCATGGGTCGTTTGCTTGTGTCCCCATAGTATAAGACCCCCAGCGGCGAACCGTGGGGGGCAGTGGTCAGATTCAGAATTGGATGGGTTCGGCAGTCGGTTCGGCGTCACCCTCCTGGGCGATGCGTTGGCCGTCTGCCAGTCCGTCCAGGATGCTCAGAATCTGGGAACCGTTGCGACCCTGGCGGAGCAGGGAGAGGGCAAGGTCAAGGGTCATGGGTCGTTTGAATCAGTGTGGTTTGGTGTGGGTGTCTTTCAGGGCGCACCCGCTCCCATTGTATCAGGCAGCGATCAGCAGGTCATCCTCCCAGCGGGCAGTGGTCAGAATCTCATCGTAGATCCGATCGGCAACCTGATCAACGTAGCGGCGCTCATCCGCTTTCAGGATGGCAGCGCGGCACTGGGCGGCAATCTCATCAATGCTCAGGGCGCGGTCGGTGGCGGGGTTGTAGCGCATGGGGTTCGTTTGAACTGAGAATATTGTAGAGCAGTTTAGGGTCGGTGCTCAGGACATTGTGCCAGTGCCTCAGGCGGCACAGAGGGCGGATTCCAGGCAGACCTCCCGCACTTCCAGGCGGGAGTAATCATAGAGACCCCGCTGCAGCTCCAGTTCATAATCCTCAGCGGTGGAGCGGCAATCGAACAGGCGCAGGGAATCGAAGTCGGTGCCTTCATAATCCCAACCACCGATCACAGCATAGACTTTCATGGGCGGGTCGTTTGAACTGAGAGTATTGTAGGGGATGGAGGTGGGGGGTTGGTGCCCCCCGTGTGCCAGTGCCTCAATCGGCATAGAGGGAGATGAAGTCCTCCACAAACTCCCGCGCCTCATCGCCTGACATGCGGGAGATCATCTCACGGGCGACGGTCTCCCAGGAGAAGTCGTCTGCCAGGTCAAAGATGGCGACCCGTGCCTCAGAGGCGGAGAGTTCGGAGGCGGTGATCTGGGCGTAGGTCATGGGGTTGTCTGAACTGAGAGTATTGTAGGGGGTCAGGGGGTCAGAATCCTGCCTGCTGTTCCAGTTCCTCAAGTGTCACACGGTTCCAGGCACTGAACAGGGTAACGTGATCCAGGACGCGGCCCATCGTCTCAGGACCAGTCTGGGGGTCGTCCAGGACCTGATCCATGCCAATGCTCATCAGGCGGTGGATCACGGCGTAGGTCTCCTGGCTGATGGTGATCTCCATAGGGTCCGTTGCGGTTGATCCTATTATAGGGGGTGGCACCCCTCAGAATGCCACCAGTTGGTCCAGATCCCATTGTGGCACAGTCTGGACGGTGCCCCCGCAGTTCTTCCGCAACCATGCGTTGATGTGCTTGCTGGTGGTGGCGCTCCACTGCTGGGCGGTGCGGATCCAACCCTTGCCAGGCACCAGGGCGGCAACGGGAGTCACGTAGGAGAACAGGATGCAGGTCCCGTCTGCCAGTTGAACCTCAGTCTGGTTGCTGCCGATCTGTTGAACGATCATGGGGTTCCTTCGAACTGAGAGTATTGTAGCAGGTCAGCGGCGGGCAGCGGCTAGCAGCAGGTCCAGTAGGACAACTGCCACAACCGCCTTCCAAAAGCCCAGGGCGGTGATTCCAAACCACCCCAGCACCAGCACCAGGAGCCACGCTTTCAGGGCAACGACGCCAGCGACGCCAACGATCAGGATACCTGCCAGAGCCACCATCTGCGGGGTGCTGAGGTCCTCAATCCAGGGGTAACGCTTGCTCATGGGTGCCTTGCGGTTGAGAGTATTGTAAGGGGTCAGCGGTGCCCTTTGGGGCAGGGAGTGGACAGTGCCTCAGGTGTCCTCATCCTCCCCCAGAATGAACCCATCAACCCATCCTGCTGTGTATCCGTCATCTTTGGTGAACAGGCGGATCTTAAGAAGTTTGGCGATTGCAAAGGGCAAACCGATCACCAGGGCTCCAGGGATGAGAATGGCAAGCAGTTCGGTCATGGGGTTCCTTTGAACTGAGAGTATTGTAGCGGGTCAGCGGGCGATCAGGTCGCCTGCAGTGTACAGTGCCTGAGCTGTCACATGGCGGACGGGGCGAATCGGTTCCCATAGTATCCAGAGCAGCAGAGCGGCAACGGTCAGGCGAAGCATGGTAGCACGGTGGAACTCAGGGGAACGGGAACGGGTCAGGGAGCGGATCATGCGATGTGAGCAGGGGAACCACAGGAACGGTAGAATTCTACCATACGTTCCGCCTCTGCCAGGGTGGGGAACCATTGCGACCGCCACTCACAGTGGTTGTAGGGGACCTGGTAGCGGACTTCGTAGCGGGTCAGTGCCATGGGTCAGTTGAAAGACTTTGGGGTGGCGGGTCCGTGACCTCCCGCCTACGGGGTCAAGGGGTCTGTGGGGTTGCCCCCGCCGTTCCTCCCCTTGTTGAACATAGTATGGCACGGCAGAGGGGGCAGGTCTATGGGGTGTGTGCCACATTCTGAACTGTCACAGCACCTCTTTGCCGAACTTGCCACACAGGTAGAATGCCATTCCTTTATCTTTCAGGGTGCAACCTGCAAAGGTGAGAGGAACATAGGCGCCGTTAGTTTTAGATGCTTTGGTGCGAATTTGCAGCAGTCCGTTAGGACCAGTGATGGTGCTCAGTTGCTCACCAGCATTGAACTTAGCACGAATGGTATCACAAATGTGGTTGTAATCCTCCGCCAGTTCCTGATAGTGTTCGGGGTGAGTTTCAGGGTTCAGAACCTCAGTGCCCACATAATCGTTGGAGCGGGTGAAACCAACGTAGATGGTTTGAGAGAGTTTCTCACCGACTTTGCTGTCAGCGAAACTAACACTATCCTCCAGAATCTCAGAGAGGCAATGCTTCAGTTGGGTGACAGCGATAGACTCACCAACCGTGAAGGTCTTCAGTTCTCCATCCACCAGATCTTTCAGGTTGGAACTGTTAGGAATGCCCAGGGCAGTTTCAATCAGTTGCCCACGGGATCCTTTGTTCTTCCCAGGTTTGGCGAACGCAGCGAAGTTAGTTACCTTCAGTTGGGCAGCGACTTGCAGGGTGTTGAGCATCGGGTGCGTTGCTGATGAGATTAGTATAGGGCACCAGGGGCACCCCACAAGGGGGTCTGTGCCACTTCAACGATTGGCACACTGGAAGCGACCGCTGTTGAAGTTAGCGTTAGAAAAGACCTCACGATTCACCAGTTTGAACATACCAAACTGATTCACCAGAACGTAACCCTCAGCGTCGATTCTGTTACCGTACAGATAAGCAGCAGGACCATCATTGCGGCAGAGGAACAGGCAGTCATCTTTGATAGACTTCACCAATGCCCACAGACGCAGCAGGTTAGCATCACAATCAAAGTCCTCAGGATTCACCTCTTCACCAGCACGAATGCAGGCATTGATCTGTTGTTTGATCTTTGCCGCTTCCTTCTCACTCACAAAGGTGGCAGTTTGTGCCATCTGACGGGCGAACTTGCACACCTCTTCAACATCAGCGAACGACTCCTGATTGTGCAGGATGTATGCATTCGGTTTCACGAACTTCACCGTTTCGGTATCAGTCCAGATGCTACGGTCAGGGAATGCCTGGGCGTCACGAAGATCGCTCTCAGCATAATAGCAAGTGTGCGGGGCGATGATAATTTTCTGGGAAACTACCTCACCGAACTTATACGTGATGGTGTTAGGATTGTATTCGGTATCACCACCGAACCCAATGAAATCACCCTGATAGATGGTTTCGAAACGCGGCAGATAATCGAAGCAAGCGTGAAGAATGTCTGCTACGTTGCCTTCGTAGTGTTGATCAATGTCCTCATGATTGTGAGCAATACGAATCTTCTTTTTGTTGAACACTGCCTTGGTTCCTACAAAGAACTCACCGCAAGCAGGGTCAATCCCCCACACGATGGCAGGGGCACCGTCGATCTTGACGCTCAGGGCACCAGGGGTCACGAACCAGTCCAGGACGCTCAGGTCGCCCGTGAGGATGGTATCTTCGGGGTGCTCTTGGTGCTTGTTCTGCATCGGTTCTCTGTTGATGGAATCAGTATGGCACGAACCAGGGGGGACCGCAACCCCCCCTGTGCCACTTGTTCAACTGTCACCCAGGAGGTCTGGATCCAGCAGGTCGGGATAGTAAGACTCAACCTCTGAAATCAGTTCCTCATCAGTATAACTGGTGAGATTTTCTTCCATCTGGTCACCAACAATCTGCAGCAAATCTTTGGTGCTCATGTTATCAAGCAAACGGTCGATGTATGCTTCAACCAGTGCTTCACGATCGAAAGTGTCAGTCATGGTTTCAGTTCAGAACGTGACGATAATCAATGGATTTGATGCACCAACCAGATGCACAAGTGATCTCTTCAACTAAATCATCTTCATCATCTGCCTCCCAGATTTGACCAATGTATTCTGCATTTAGAAGGTCTTTGTCATAAGCAGTCATCTCATCATCGTCATCAGTATCAAACTCAATGTAGAGGATTTGGAACTGCATCAGTAATCGTAGTTAGAGTTCAGATACTCATTGACATCGAACTTTTCATCTTTGAGTTCAGGAATGTCAAGGTCAAAGATCTCACCAGGAGCATCTTGAATCTCAGACCAGAGTTCATCAAACATGGCGTGTCTCTCAGGGACGAATGTAATGTATCAGGGTCTGGGGGGCATTGCAACCCCCCTTGTGACACTTACTCAACTGTCACACTCACCTCTTTGATGTTAAGACCCATCAACTGGTTTGTGACACGATTGCAGACAACTTCGGTGGGGTTCTTTACTCTGGACTTCTCATACCAGAAGGTAACGCAACCATCGTAAGTTTCGACCCGAACTTTAACTTCAGTCACGGTTGAATCTCAGGAACGAATGTATAATAACCCACGTGGTGGGGTTATGGTAAAACTGTGTGCCACTTCACGAACTGGCACAATTGCTCTTGATATCTGCCCTCTGGGTCTTTAAAGTACTTATACCCTACGGACATCGATACCAAAGGTATCTATAAGAATTCATATTTCTAGATATCATTCTCAATAAGAAAGGTCTTATTGAGAATTATAATAAAGCACATTTAGATGGTGTGGGAAGGGGTGAGTGGGGTGAAGCACATATTCTTGCACATAAGGCGGGCTATGTGTGCCGCGTGGGTATCTAGAACTCACCAGCCGCGATTCTCAATAAGAAACTAGTTATTGAGAATGAGATCTAGATGTGTATGTGTGTATCTAGATGATGTATGATGTGTGCGTCTCGACGAGATATAATGAATGCGTGTGCGATCTAGTCGAGACCACACACGCACGTCTCGACGAGATTCTACCAGTTCTTATTGAACACGAACCCATCTTCGAAATCAAAATCATAACGAAGATTACAGTTCCAGGTAGCATCCCAATCAACTACCACGAACGAAGGTGCATCAAACCCATAGATGTCAGTGGTAAATTCTTCGGCAAATGCTGCCTCAGAATCATAAGGACCCTGATAGGCATCTTCGAAAGACTGAAGATCCGCCTCATCATAGAGTTCCAGGAATGCATTCACAGCACCCTTACCATAAGAACTACACAGAGTCTGATACAGTTCCTGATACTCTTCGGAGATCTCATCCTCCAGAGTATCATTGTTCAGGATACCCTTGACAGTCAGCAACTCAGTGTAGAATTCAGTGTATTTGAGTTTGCCATCACGCTCATACCCACAGGCACGAACGATTTCAGACATCTTAGCAGGCGGGTTTTGTGCCTGCATTTCATTCACTTTGTTCAGCAGGGAAGAACCAGTCAGCATGGTCGGTGTCTCAGGAACGAATGTAATGTAGATCGGATTGGTCAGGAACGCAAGGGGGTGTGTGCCACTTATCAGACTGGCACAAGCCCCATCTCATCAATCATAATATCCCGCACACTTTCACGGTCGAAACTATCACCACAGAAATCAGCACCTGAATGAATGTATTTAAACGTTGCCTCAATGATATCATCATCAGTGGCACCCATATCATAAATGCCACCAGGACCATAGAAGGACTTTACGTAACGAATGAATTCCACCATCACTTCACCTCCGCCAGCAGCAGTTTGTGAATGCGGTCTGCTTCCTCTAAGATATCACCATCCAGACGGTCCCACTCTACCCAATCATAGGCAGAAAGTGCAGTCTCATAAGAACCATCAGGCAGCAGGTTAGCATACATCAGAACCCGCTGATTGTTTGCATCCAAAGTGTAAGTGCAATTGTTGAGTTTGGAGATGGCGAAAACCATTGGATTTCTCAGCGACAAATGAATATTACCCCACCAGAGGACCCAGTGGCCAGAGGACCCAGTGGGGAATCAGTGTGCCACTACCTCAACTGTCACATGCAACGAACTCTTGGAGATAGTAATCCAATGGCAGCTCAAGTTCAGCCGCTTTCTGTTCCCAAGCATCCCATTCTTCCTGGGAAGCATCATTCAGAAAATCTTCGAAAGTATAATCAAAAACTGGACCACACATTGGATTAATTGCGACGACGAAGGTAGAATATCCCACCTGGTGGCAGATATCAAGGGGTCTTGTGCCAGTTCTCAAACTGTCACATTACTCGAACGGGTCGAATTCTTTTACCCTACAATGAACATCTTCGTTAGGTTCGAGTTGCAATAACTCCCGCCAATCGATGTTATCCAGGTCCAGATCATCATAACACATGATATCTAGTGTAACCTGTACGATACGCTTCTGTGCTAACATGAGGTCTAGATGTGTATGTGTACTAGATTATATCATGCATAATGACGATATGCAAGCGATTCGTAATCTTGCCCATCTCGTGCATAATCCTCGTCGAGATCTAGTGCATCCTGTGCATAATACTCGTCGAGATCTTGTCCGTAATCGTTGCTGAATGTATAGTCGAGATCGTAGTCGTCGTACATAGCTCGTCGAGATTTGTTGAACGCTTATGAATTGTAGCATAAAACTCGACGAGATTGCAAGCCTTATGATGCACCGTCTCGTCGAGATTCATGCTAGTATATATGCACTCTCGTCGAGAAATGTTAAGATATGCTTATATTTCTCGACTAGATTCTACCATACCCTTATAAGAATGTCAAGGTCTGTGAGCCTTATGTGTGGGTCTGGGGATTTTCGGCGGGGCGTGGCTTGACAAACTGCGCGTCTTATGCTATACCTGCTTAGGTCACAAGACTTAGACCTATTCTCATCAATTAACTCAATTGATTCTCAATTATTCATTTTTATTGAGAATGTTACAAATCACTGACATATATTTAATTTAATATTAACCTTCCATACCTCACCATAATACACAACACCAAATTCATTATACCGTGTTATTAATTATACATACACTGTTATAAATCCACAGTACACACCGTGTTATAAACAATGGCAAGAGGCATCATTTATCTCATCATCAACAAGCAAACTGGTGAAAAATACGTCGGAAACACCACACTTGCAATGAATAAAGAATGGGCACACCAGATAGACCGTGCTAAAAGAATGTCCCGAGAACCCTTACACAAGGCATTCAGAGAACATGGTGTCCATAACTTTATGATTAGAGAGTTAGATGAATGCGATGAATTAGAGTTTAATGAGAAAACAAACTATTGGATAGAGCAATACAAACCTGAATACAATCCTGCCATTAGCGCCATAGAGATTGCTAAGAAGGCAATAGAAGAGTATAAACCTGCCGAAGGCAGGCCTGCCGAAGGCATAAGTGCCGAAGGCATAAGCGCAAGCGCCGCAAGCGCAGCACTACAAGAACTTGCTAAACCAAAACCAAAAGAAAAAAGAAAAGTTAATACCTCACACTTAATGCAATGGAATGAGAATACCCGTGGAGATGGTAAGAAGACAGGTCTTAAAATAAGATGCAAGAACTTAGAAACTGGTGTATGCACTGATTATGAATCAGCCAGAGAAGCAGCAACACAAGTGACAGGCAATCCGAATAACCGTGCAAACATTCTATCTGCTGCCAGGCATTACCGCATTGCCTATGGTCATCGTTGGCAGATCTTAGAAGAAAAGGAAAAGAAAAAGGCGGTGTTTGGTGTCGATAAAAAAACGGAGATAATTGGTCCCCGTTGTGAAAGTATTAATGCTGCTGTTCATTTTTTTGAAGGCACCGATAAAAACGGAATTCTCAAGAGTCTGAAGAATCCAGGGCGTTATAGTTGGAAAGGTTATTACTGGTTCTATGTACGTTAATCAGAGTCCTTTATCTCTTTTCTCTTGATTCGCCGTCTGCTGCAAATGCATAGTCGTATGAAGACGTTGTAGATTCGCATAGCGATTGTGCTGACGTGTTATGATTCCACTTTCCTTGGCTTTTGCAGCATCAACCTTTGCCTGTGGTGTTGTGAGAATCTGTTCCATGAACTGAAAGAACGTCTTCATTTATCCTCTGACTTTTTGAGTATTTATGGCGTCGCAAACCTCGATCTTAGAAACCATAGAATGATTGTGAGATAAAGAAATTATAAGTCAATCGACCATCTGTAATATCATTACCATAAGGTGATGTAGGAGCATGAACATAATACCCAGGATAGGCAATCAATCGATTATACTTATGAGCATACGATACTATCTCATTCTTCTCTCCATTGACAATTGATGTGCCACAGGATTCTGGTGCATCAGACAAATAGATGACCCCTGCATAAGGCACAGGATCAGCATGATACTTGTAATGATGATAATCTTTGATTCTTGTGTTTCTATCGCTTTGGATATCCCAGTCGATAACCTCAGTGGGAAGAATATGAAAATAAGACTCAATCAGATAATTCTGAATCTTGAAATGCTCCGATACAGTATGAAGAACATTCTCTTGTATTTCAGGACAATACAATGGACCCGTGCGGTATCCTTGCCATCCAGAATCAATATCCTTAGAGCAGTTATAATTCTGCTCCAAGGACATCTCTATGACTTCTTCTGGATTCTCAAAGAAGTCATCAATAACAAGTACGTTCATTTCTTTGATTGTTGTGCTGATTTAATCACTGAGGAGGTTCTGGAATATGATCGTCAGGACAACAATCTTTTCTTGACTCCATGAACTTATCAAACTCTCCATTCATCCAATCTTCATCAGATTCTCTCCATTTACCCAATGGGCAGGCATCAAGAGCAAAACGAACTTTTGAATCCAAATAACAACCACATTCCTTACAACGATTGGGAATTGGGTCGCGGCGATCACAGGCTTCACAAATTGCCTTTCTCTTTAATACAACTTCATTGGAACAAAACAAACTATCACTTGCTTGTGCGTACTTGAGCACATCAAATGCAAACTTTGCAAGATTTTTTGCTTGCTGTGGTAACGATGGATAATCACTCATTGGTACAATCCTTTAATGGTTTCAGAAGTTAATTCACCTGTATATATGTAATTTCCTAGGGCAGGGGCAATGGCACGTCCTGCATTTCCTGCAATACCACCATTACCTACAAGTGTCGATGTTGGTGATGTTGTGGTTGCTGCTGACCCTGATCCAAATAGAGCACCTGATGAACCTGGCTCTCCAGGATTTCCACTGGGTTGTCCATATTGAGGACTTGCTCCACATCCACCAGGCGCTCCTGCTCCACCAGCAACACCTGTAGTGCTTGGTTGATTGTATCCTTGACCGATTCCACCTGCACCACCATCACCACCAGGAGCAGCAGGCACAGCATAATCAACTTGACAAAGATTATACCAACGTCCTACATTGCATCCACGGTTAAATTCACAGCAGTTGCCATCACCACCACCTTTACCACCTACTTTATATCCACCAGGACAGTTATTGTTTGGACCACCACCACAATAACCACCAGTCCAATACTGATAGTTACAAGTTCCAGGATTGCCTGATGTACCTTGAGAACCTCTGGCTCCACCTGATCCACCTGCATAAACCTGAGAACCTGCATCAATTACAACTTTAACAGCATATCCTGTTGAAGTTGAATAAATCGCAGATCCACCTACAGCACCAGGCGTACTATAAACAGTTCCACCTGATCCACCTGCACCATGAATCTTTCCACCATTTTGAACAATCAAAGACAGATTGTAGGCCAATGAATCAAACCTTGCCGCAGGTGAAGATGTGTTGATGGATCCAATCGTTCCCTGAACATAGAATCTCTTCTTGATGTTCTTGGGTAGATTACCAAACCAATTCTGTGCTCCAACATCAACACCAGGATTGCTAAAGTTGGCAGAGTTATCATCCGTTCCTGTCTGAACCAAATTATAATACTTCAGACTATTGCGAAACTGCGAACTCTTGAGATTCTTTGTCGTGCTGTTTGCAATCTGTGAGTTTTCAACAGCATCGGGTACAATTGGATCTGTTTCTGCAGAGGTTGTAACCGTTGTATTTCTCAGCAATTCAGATGCCTTAATTGGACCTGATGCAACTTCCTTAAAAGAGTTTCTTAGATCTCCAAACTTAATTGGACCTGATGAAAATAAAAACGTATTACTTGTCGATATTGCCATTAGACAACTAAGAATTCCTTAACGTACTGTTATTTAGTTTTGGAATCCACTTTTGCAGTTTCAGCAGTATAAGGCACTCGTCCTGTTTCTTGATACATCACCATATCATACTTGAACTTGCATTCCAGAGGTTTCTGATTGCACAGTTTCAGAGTTTGATTGATGGTTGATTCAGTGTATGCATTTGACCCTAGAGCAAATCCAATCATACCTGTCAATACAAGGGCAGGATAATAGATAACCTTTCTCTTTACTGAAAAAGGGGTACGATTTCGCTGTTCAGGTAGCCCTGTTTCTGTACGTGTTGTTCCCATAATGTAGCATCCTCAATGTTAAAGAAAACTGCGGTTTGTTTGGTTGTTTTGTTCTTCTTCGATTTGTAATATACAACTTGGTATTTCATTGTCATTCCAATGTCTTACGACCCCTGCGATAATGAATAGATTAGTAATGAGATAAGTACCGAATATAACAGTCCGTATATGAGCAATGTGGTCTGCTTCTCTGTCATTTTTCGTCGCTTTCTCCCCAAGTGCTTTCGCCCACCATCGCCAAAGTTTTGTCCTCTTCCTTTTCTTCATTATCATAAACAGATTGTCTTGACCTTACATAGGTGAGTTCTTTCCACTGATTATTATAGCACAGAACTAGCAATCGCTCATTGGAATGCAACTTACAGGCAGCATAGTTAGTCTTATCCTTGGGCTTGACATTGACTTCAATTGTGATGTACTCTACATCCTTGAAATACACCCAACCCTCAACACCTTTGGTCCAGGTGACATAATCATTGACTTCAGGAATGTAACTCATACAAATGCAGATTCAAGTGGTGTTTGCTTAGGAATCATCGCAGAATAAGGAGTTGTTTTCCTTATATCCACCGACTGTCCAACACTTTTGGAGTTGATGGGGGAATAATATGTTCTTGTTTTGGTGTTGTAGAACCCCCAGATACAACGAACGGCATCACCCAGATTGTAATCAAACCTACGGTCGTAATGAATCCAGATAGCAACAACATTGCGTTTAAACTCTGTCTGCTCATAATACATTCCCTCTGGTGCATTGTGTGGAAAATCAATGTTCATCGTTATATCCCAATTCAGTCGTTATCAACAACGGCACGAATACGATTGGGATTGTATCCATCCTCAATCAGAGTTAGAATACATTGCATTGCTTGTTCTCTGGTCAGTTTGTGATATTGGGGGTCAATATCTTCCCAACCTGTGGTTTCTAATTCAACAATTTTATACAGTTGGTCCATGAATTACCTCAGTGAAAGTGGTGCAGTTCGTGTCGTAATATCTCCCAGAATCATTGCATTAAAACTGATTGTAATACGATTCTTACCCTTACCATAGGATGTATATGTTTGGGGAACACCATGGGGAAGATAAGATGGGAATATCAACAACGTACCCTCTTCAAATTTAGGAATGAATACACCTGAGTTCGTTGCATTTAATTCATTGTGATTGGGTTCAAAGATTCGTGCTCCTGGGCGTGGATCGGAAAATGCAGTTCCTGAACAACTTGGAGGCATTGAAACGTGCAAAACACCACTCAGCAATGAATTGGGGTGAATATGATTCTGATGCGAATATTCAGGGCGATAACCTACGTTTGCCCACATACTTGTAAGATAGGATTCATCACGAATGACCGTCATATAATCCATGACGGATACTGCTTCCTGAAGAAAAAGGTCGGCAAGTTCTTCAAACTGAGGTAGATTATGCAGGTTGTGATTGCTATGCCAACCAACAGTTCCTGCTTTATTCCCCATAGTTTCATCTTTGGTCAGTTTCATGACATCAGATGCAACCTGGTTCAACAAACTTTTACTCTCAATCTTTGAGGAAAAGACCATTGATGGGAATGTTGGCCAAATTGTGCGATCAATTAGTTTGATACTCATGTCGTGAATGAATCAACAATGCGGGAGTCTTCATCATTGGCAAGAGCAAATTTATGGGCATTAACAACACGTTCCATAATCCGAGAATCGTGTGCATTCTCATACTCATCACGCCAGTCCAGAAGAACATCATGGCACTCGTTATCATTTTCTGCGATGACACTAACTACGCCACCATATTCAGAAGAAGGAAACGGAACCCAATAATCAACCAGATAAAGATACTTCATTGTTGTGTGTAAATTACTCCTTAATTTTAGTGTATTTGTTGCTTCCTGTCAAGCAGTTCAATTGTCGCTCAATCTCAAACTTAATTGGAAGCAAATGCGAAGAAAAAAATCCAGCATATTGCCCATCACTCAGAAGTTTATGAAGATTTTCAACCTGAATCTGTGCCAGAATCAATTTTGTTTTTTGATCCATTACACAAACTCCTGAAGATAATAATCAACAGAAACATTCAGTTCTGCTGCTTTTTTCTCAATGAAATTGAGACGATGATTGCCCCCTGTTACATAATTACGTGCTTCCTGCCATTTTTTGTGGGCATCAATTTCAGTTTCTGCGTGTTTCATAAAATCCTCAAATGCGGTCATAAACTGCCTAATGTCTTCGTCGTTCATAATCATCCAATAATACGATAACAGACAGTTGCATTACCTTTTTGAGGTGATGCAATATGGGCAAATGCAGCATAAGATAAATCTAAGTCTGCATGAGAGTAAGGTCCGCGATCATTGACGCGAACAATCACCTGCTTCATGTTATCTTGGTTTGTCACCCTGATCTTACTGCCCATAGGCAAATGAGGATGAGCTGCAGTCCAACGATAAGCATCAAACCGTTCACCATTGGCGGTTTTTTGTCCATGGAAACCATCGCCAACACCGTAATATGTAGCGATACCACACATCAAAGCGGCAATAATCATTCTATGTGACAATCAGGGTGAAAAGATTTCATTTGTTCGCAGATTTGTGCTTGGCGATTCTTGTAACCTTCAAACATTTTGTTATCACGTTGGATTAGAAACAAATTCCAACCAAAGATAACGCCAACTGCGAGTAGAGCATAAAAATAGAGTTTCATCCGCAATCAAGGTCGTAGAGAATAGCAGCAGACATTTCAGAAAGAATCTTTCGGTTCAAGTTATGTACATCATAACCAATCTTTTCCGAAAGATCAACCCAATCAGGATGTTTCATAAGAATGTTGAGCATCGCACTTAGTTCATCAGTTGTAAATGCCATCAGCAAGCACCATGAAAAGGATTACCAAGTTGAGGCAGGTCGGAGTTGTCACCAGTTTCGACATAACCCAGTGCCAGACGCTCACGAATCGCAAGAGTCTTCTCAACACGATTCAGAAACTTCTTGGAGATTTGATCCACACCTTTCCAAGACAGAACCTGCAGGCACCATTCCTGACTAATATCACCATAAGGCGTCTTGACAGGATAGTAACCAACCAGCATCGTGCCGTCTGCAGACTGGAGAGTGGGGAAGGTGGTCATTGGGTGTCCCTCGATTACCTTAGTATTATAGGGCAGAGTCAGGGCAGAGTCAGGGCAGAGTATGCCAGTTCATCAAGTGGACCCTCTGTGAATGTTTTGTCTCAAATAGTCATACATTGACTGGCATTGTGATGCATAGGACTGATAGTGTTTTTGACAACCAGTAAAAACATCTGATAGGTAATCCAAATATGCATCACAATCTAATCCTTTTAACTTACCCATTGCCAAATGTAGATGTGCATCCACAGGAGAATAATCCATACCTGCAGCAATACATTGAAATCCTGCCCCTGGTTGATATTCCCCAAACTTGTATCGGGCATTTGCAGTGAACATAAACTCACTGGTTGCAACAATATCCCCAACCTTACTTTGCATGGATAAAGTATCTGCTATTGTTGAATTAACATCTGCAGAGATTCTACATCTCTCAGTAATATCCATCCAATAGTCAGAGTCATGTCTTGGACTGATTGCATAATGCAATGCTACAAATTGTGCTAATTGATAGTAGGTCTGACTCATTGAAAAATTATAAGCATCTCTATCCCACTGATTAACAATCCTATTTCTGCGGAGAGTATGGGCAAGAGGAAGAAGGAATTCATATGTTGTTAGCAATCCTGTGCTTTCCAGTGGTTCAATAAATCCAGCAGCAAGACCAATACCAATCACATTCTTTTTCCAAATCTGATTATGCAAACCCAACTTCATATCAATTGGTCTATATTCCAATTCTTCAGGATCAACACGATGAGTGTGCTTAATGTGATTCTTGAATTCTTTCAGAGCATCTTCTGAAGAAATGTACTTATCACTATAGACATATCCACCACCAATGCGAGACCACAAAGGAATATTCCATACCCAACCATTTGTCAGAGCAGTGCAGTTTGTAAATGGCTCTAATTGTTTCTTTTTATCTTTATATGGAATATGTGTCGCCCATGCTTTATTGTTTGGAATGATGTGAGAAATCGAATTGAACTTCTCTTCAAGAGCGCCACCCAAGAGCATACTCTTAAATCCTGTACAATCAATGAACAAGTCTGCGGTAATTGTTGATCCATCTTTGAGTTTAAGATAATCAACTCCGTTCTCATTTGTAACTACACCATCTACAGTTGAATGAATCAACTTGACTCCTCTAGGGAGACAAACTGCAGTCTTCAAGTATTGTCCAAATGCTGTTGCATCAAAATGATAAGCAGCATCAAAGTTAAAATTAAATCCTGGAGTCTTTCCAGTACCATCTGTTGATATTTTTCTTTGTTCAGCAACAGCAGTGATTGGATAAAAACAACGGGCATATGAGTTCTTATCCAGAACATCAGGTCTTAGTTGTTTAACTAAGTACCAATCATTTCTACTCAGTTGTTCATGAGGAACCGTAGACATCCCAAATGGATAGTGAAAGGAACCAGTCCCCTTTCCTTCAAAATCAGTAAATTTAATGCTTAATTTGTATATTCCATCAGTTTTATGCAAGAAATCTCTATCATTCAATCCAAGCAAAGAAGTCCAGTGCTTAATACCACCCAAGGTGCTTTCACCCACACCAAGAATAGCAAAGTCTGGACTTTCGATGACAGTTAGATCAATTTCAGGAATTTGAGTTGCAATGGTGGCAGCAGACATCCATCCTGCCGAACCACCACCGACAACCACAATCTTTTTTATTTCTTTACTCATGTATATTTTTTAATCTTTAGTAATTATAGCATCAAAAAGAGGGAACTACATCATTCCTAAGCCCAGTCTCAGACCTATCCATCTGTTCCCAGTAGGAATAAAGTTTGTTATACAGTGCTGGAGCACTTCCATATTCTCTTGCAATTCTATTTTCATCAGCATTCTCAAGATTTTGAAGTGCAGATAGAATCACACCAATTTCATGAACATTCAGTTGTACAGTTGCTTCAGTCATTGTTATCAGTCCCAAGATACGTTTTGAAGTAAGAAACCAGGCATCACCAGTGACCAAGCACCCTGGTCACCAGTGCCACTAACTTTATATTCCCATTTATAGGCAAACTTGTTATGACTGTCCCAAGTCATAAACCCCTTCTCCTTATCAAACCAAGACTTAATGGTCAGACCAAATCGATTAGAGTAAATATTGCGGGTTCGCAGTGCTCCGCCAGTTTCACGGGTTTCAACTACTTTACAGGTATCAAACTGAGCCTGAAGACCTACATCCAGAGCACAAGGAGTTTCATACACAAATGGACGATAAACTTTCGGTTTAGCGACAGTTGGTGCCGTCTGTGCAAATGCAGGAGAAGTCAGCAACAGAGTTACAAGTAGAAGTAGTTTTTTCATTCAAACTCTCCATTACGGTTGTTTGGTTTAGAATTTTTCAATGAATACACTTCAACACTCAGTGATTGAATTGCAGAATACAAATTGCTATCCAACTGATTCACCTTATACTCAAGGTTTCCCATTTGACGATAGAGATTCAGGCATAGAAGAAGATTACCTGCGATGCCAACAACAATTGCCCACCCAATCACTTGCTCAAGTCGTTCTTCACTCAGTCTCATCATCTTCTCCTACAACTTCCAGATAATTATAACCAATCACTTGGCGTCCTTGATGAGTTGCAGTATCAATCTTTACACCCTCACTTTCAAGTTTTTCCAGGCGACGATTTGTAGCAGTATTCAGTTTAGTAGTCCAATAGGTCATTAAATTTCTCCTTTCTTATTGTATTCTATCATAGAACGTCGTGCAGCGTAAGCCTCAAATTCTGATGGGAATGATGCAATGGTTCGACCATTATCTGCCCAGTGCAAATACCAACGGTTTGCAAATTGTTTAATAAGAATTGGTTTGTCCATCATTCTTCGGGGTAGAGTTTCCAACCATCAGGGCGGATGCCCATTTCTTCACAACGAACCTCATAAACAATCCGCTTCAGAAGTTGAAGAGGCATTTCATTCTCAATCTTTTTCTGAATGGTGCGGCGCAGTTGGGCGTCCTGGGTGGTGTCGGTGACCATTGCGGTTCCCTTGATTACCTTGTAATTATAGGGCACTCATCAGGCGATTCGGGAAGAACTGTGCCACTTGATGATCTGTCCATCCGTTCTTCTCAAACAGGTACTCCAGATATAGGGTTTCTTCTTGCTCCCGTGCCTCTATTTCGTGTGGTTGATGCCAATAGTCGTACTTTTCGACAGGTTCTTTAGAATAACACAATTTTCCGTATCGGAACCGCAGCGAACCGACTACCCACTGTCGCAGATGGACCAGCTCATGCAAAAGAGTTTTTATATACAACTCCTCGGACATGTGGGTGTTAAGTTCAATCAGAAACTCACGTGGGCGACGTGATTCACCCACATAGTCACAATATCCATAAACCTGCTCACGACGCAGACCACGGTGAAGAATCTCCACCTCAATCTTATGACGGGGAAGAAACTTATTCAGAAACCAAGTGGTAACGTCCTCACAGAGGAGTTTAGAATAACCGTATCCAGAATACGTGATGTAAGACATTGCCCCCAATGCAAAAACCAAATGAACGAAGAAATGAAGATGAGTTTGTCTTTAGCAGTCATCAGTTACATCCGAAAGCGGCACCTCCAAGAAACACTCCAAGTGGAACAGACCATTTATAACCATCTCCACGACTCATGCTAGCAGCAATACCACCACCTAGAATACCACCTAAAGCAGTTTTTGTTGGATCACAATAAACACCTCTATTAGGACGATAATCGGAATTATACCGATTATACCTACCATATCCACCATTACATGGAACATTATAACGTTCGGTATTCACGTATCCCTGTTGATAGTTGCCATACCCATCATAATATCCTGGGACATAAACCTCACGAGTTCTGGTGCATTCCTGAAATTCAGTCACTTGCTGTGCCTGAACTGGAATGGAGAGAAAAGTAAGGGAGAGTAGTAGGAATAGTTGTTTCATTGCTCAGCGAAGATAGAGATAACCACCTGCCCAGTCGGCGTGTTGCAGCAACCACTCACGTTGCTCAATGATGCGAAGGTCGAAGCGAACACCTTTGGCAGGTGCTTTGAAACTGGCAGACTTATAGACTTCACCAGTCTTTTTATCTATAAAAGCATGAACTGAACGAGAACCAGCAGCGTTCATAATGATTTTGTGATACTTACGACCCGTTTCGGGGTAGAAGTCATAATCACAAGTACCTTCCTTCAGTTTAGCAATCTGTGCCTGATGATATTCCAGGTTATCATCACAACGCTCATGCATACGGATGGAATAATCAATGTAGTTCTGACGCAGTGCCTCACAGAGGGCATAGGTGTGCCCCAGAACAGCAGCAGCGATGTCTTTCCGTGCCTCAGCAGCGGCGGCGTAGTCAGCGAAGGTGGTGGTCATTGCTTGGTTGCGTATGAACGTATTATAGGGCATCCCAGAGGGGTCTGGGAGGTCAGTATGCCAGTTCTGAATCTGGCACCCAGGGTTCGTCATCACCCAGGTATCCCATCCAATCTTGAGGGTCAGACTCATACATTGCGATTTCCCGCAGTTCGTCAATCAGTTCAGACAGGTCCATAATGATCCTCAACTACTTGGGTATTATAACAGAAAGCGGATCAAACCGCCAGTGCTGCAGAAGGAATCTCTACAACTTCAGGCAGTTTGCTGTCATCAAACTGGTGCATATTGTAGCAGACCCATTCGCCACCACGGAAGACATAAGCATACTCTTCACTGTTATCAGGAAGAAGATACTCGCACAGGTCAGCATCAAGGCGAGGAGGGCAATTCTCACCACGCTGAGAGTAGTATTCGGGGTGATATGCGTTCTCATAGTCATTCTTAGTCCAGCAGGAAGACATATCACCACCGTCAATCAGTTCGGCAGCGAGTTCTTTGCTATTGTAATGCGTCTTCAGGATGCGACCCAACCATTCGGGATACGAGTCCCAATGATGATAGCTGCTCAGAATGCTGCCATCAGAAAGTTCGATTCCGATTCTTCCGCGAGTTGCCATTGGGGCGTTTGTTGATTACCTTGTTAGTATAATGCCTCTAGCAGCGGATTCTGGGGTTCCTGTGCCACTTCCTCAACTGGCATAGCATCCTCTATGCGTTGCTTAGCAATCTCATAATATTCTTGTTCAAATTCCATCCCAATAAACTTTCGATTTAATTTAACTGCAGCAACACCAGTAGAACCAGAACCCATACAGTTATCAAGAACAATCTCACCTTCATTAGAATACGTTTTGATTAACCATTCCATTAGTGGAACAGGTTTCTGTGTGGGATGCACCTGTTGTTGAGCACTAAAGTCTCTGGAGATATTAAGAACAGACTTGGGATATCTTACACCTTCATTACTGAAGGATTTACGTGGTTTCATACCATAACCATGGTCATTCTTGCGACCAACGTATCCCTCTGGATTCTTACTTGTTCTTGAGTACGGTTCTCCTTTTTCCATCTGTGGGTTGTACGTACCACCTGTTTCCCTGTAAAAAATTAGAACGTTCTCGTGAGTCTTCATTGGTCTGTACTTGGCAAGTCCAGGCGATCCACATTTGTTCTTGTTCCATACTAATTCGTACCTGAACCATTCTAGTTTTGAGCAGATAAGTTGTGCTGAAAAGGGTTGAGAACCAAATAGACATATCACACCTTTAGGTTTGATGATACGCCCATATTGCTGCCACATTTGGTTAAAATCTAAAACTTCATCCCACTTGATGGAAGTAGTCCCATAAGGTGGGTCGCAGCAGATGAAATCAATAGAATTGTCTGGAATCTCTTTCATGAGTTCCAGACAGTCACCTAGTTGTAAGTCAAAGGGCATCATAACCTTCATGGGCAGTAATTTTTTTGAGAACAGATTCTTTGTAACATCCTACCAGAAAATCATACGCTTCAGCATGAGTACGCTGAACAGGAGTAGTATTAACCCGCCATTCAATCTGGAAAGGAAGATTGTTACCGTTAGAAGTGAGTTTGTTGAGAGTTTTAAGAGAAGTAAGATGAACCTCGTTAGTAACTTTATTCAATGAGATGATATAATAATCACGATTATTATCTTTGCTGCTATGATTCTTTAAAAGTTCTTGAAACTTCTTCCAACGCTGAACATTAACTTTATCTTCGGGCAAGTCAGTCAGAGCATACAGAATCGCTGCTTTCGAAGTAAAATTATCTGCAGCACTACCATACTTGGAAGATTTGATGTTGAGAGGATAACCAAACACCTTGACATCCCACCAGTTACGCTCTACAGGTTTCTCTACATTCTCACTACCATACTTATCAACCAACAGGTCAATGATAGTATCTTCATCATCAATGCTATTCACACGACCATCGCCATGCTTTTCACTGACAGAGATGACAATGCTGTTGAGAAACTCAACAACTTCAACAAGAATAGACGGAAACATCAAATTGATTAAACTATTAGTATTATACGTCTTTTTCTGTCTCTTGGATATCTTCTTGTACCACTTCCTCAACTGGCACATCAACCTTGGAACTTCTCAAGGTTTTTGGCTTAGTGTATTCGACTGGAACAAAAGGTTGTTCAGGATCTTTTGTTGCTCTAATAGATGGACTAGAAGTAAATTTCTTGGTCTTTTTTGGTTGTTTTAAAAGTTTGTGGCGGAACAATGTTTGACCAGGATTAAGCTCCTTAGGTGGTTCTGGATCTGGTTCAAATTGTTTTAAATATGTCTTTTTACTGAAGAGAAGATTCTTTTCAATTGCTTCTTCAGGAGTTGCAGGTAAATCTTCTTCTACAATTGATGATTGTTTCTGAATTTCTTCATAAACATCAACATGTGGAACATCTTCTGTCTTTTCTTCAACAGGAGCACATACAACTTCTGGTTCTGGTTGAACTACACTCTCTGGTTGTTTTTGAGATTCAGAAGAAACAAGATCAGAAAATCTTCCCATCGTCCTACTTTTTGACTATTTATTATTCCAAACAGCAATTAGTTCATTTGCTTTCTTCCTACTAGAACCCTTGGCAGAAATGGTCCTAGTCACCTGAATTGGATAGATTTTAGCATTATTATAAAGTTCTCTTGCAACAGGAACATCGTGATTAGAAATAATGACGGTAATTCCTTTGTTTGCAAGTTGTTCTGCCAAATCTCTCAACTCAACTTGCTGTGCATCAGTAAATCCATCCGTGGCATAATCTGTAAAGGATGCAGTTTCCGAAGCTGGAATGTATGGTGGGTCAAAATATACAGTATCACCTGCTTCTAAGTCCTCATAAAGTGACGGATCTTCAAAAGATAATGAAGTGAATCGTGTAAGTTTTTTAGTGAGGAAGAACATTCTAAAGTTCATCATCTCTTCCGATGGGCAAGATGGTTTATCATACTTACCAAAGGGAACATTAAATTCACCTTTCTTATTATATCTCGACAGTCCATTGAAGCAGTGACGGTTCAGGTAAATGAACAGTCGTGCCCTCTCTATAGTGTTTGTTGCCTGGTTAAAGTGCTTCCGCAACTCTAGATATGCTTCCTTAGTATTATTTTCTGGAATGAATAACTCTTCGCAATATTTGATGAAGTTATCATCCCCAGGATGAACCAAATTCTGGTAGATTGCCACCAAATCTTTATTCACATCATTCAAAATGTATTGCTCTGCTGGTGTGTTAAGGGCAACAGCAAGACTACCACCAAAGGGTTCGCAATAACGCTTTGGATATCCAATATGGGGAATAAGATGGGGCAGGACCCGTGTTTTGTTTCCTGCCCACTTCAAGAAAGTTTTGTTCATTTAATAGGGTCTTTCAATCCGTATTTTTCAAGAATGTCTTCAGAGATACACTGACTGTTTGCAGTTGTAGAAAGAGCATTATAACTCTTAATGATTCTTCTGGCAATCAAAACATCAGTATTTGGTCCAGAGATTCCTTCATACCAAACTTTTGGTTTGGACTTAGACATTTCAAAGCAAACAAAATTCAGAACTTTTTCTCTCCTTCCGTTGATGACTTCACTTGCATTATCAAGAAATCTAATCAAGCAAGATAGTCCATACACGATATCACCACGAACTTCACGTTTGCCTGAAACTTTATCAAAGTAGTCTTTTGCATAAGAAACTGCTCTCATAACGGTTACAAGTTCGTAATTCTTTACTGCTTGTCTCCACTGATATTCACCATTTAATTGATGTCCTTCAACATCACCAAGACTATCAACATAAACGCCACAGGCACTGAGATTGTCATTATATACAATTGCCTCTGGCAGACCAAACACATACCCTGCTCTCATTTTGTCAATGTGAGTGGGATTTTTACGTTTTGCATTTTGAGCGTGAAAGATTTCTGCTTCAATCTTTTCGCAGTCTTCATCACTTCTATTTTTGGTGTGTTCAAGCACCATACAAGGAACTTTATCAATACAACCACTCCACAGTGCCATAACTGCTTTGTGCTGCCCGTCAATCACGACGATTCTACCATCAGGACGAACGGCAACAATTAGTGGAACAAAATACCACTTGTTGAATTGACCATATGTATTAATATCACCACAAGAAAGGTCTCTTTGATAGCTTTCGGGAACTATTAACTTATAGACTTCTAGCTCTTTATACACTAGAAACTCGTTAATACTACCAGGACGAAACTTTTTTGCTTTCGATTTGAATTTATGTGCAAGCTGCACTAAAGGAACATAGTTCTTCATTTAAAGACTCCATAAAGGAAGGGATTCGTAGTTTTACGACAAATTGCGGTCAGTGATATTTAGTATAACATAAAAAAAGAGGGTTGTCAACCCTCTAATATTCAATCATCATAAACTCTACATTCCAATGCATCAGGATGTAGTTCGCAATAGAGTTCCAATGCTGTAGGATCGTGTGAGTCTTCTGGATGATGTTCTTTATAAACTTTAAGTGCTTCTAATTCTTCTTCTGTGTGTCTTCTGGACTGCGGAGAAATTGTTGGGTCATTCAAAAGATCCACATCCTTTTGAATGTGTTGGTCGATGTTATCCATAGTTTTGTAGCGTGATGATATATTTATTTTATCATTCACTTAAAGTAGAACCTCTCCAATTCTTAGGAGCAGGAGGGTCACATTTTCCTTCAAGCGAACGAACCATAAGTTCGGTGAATTTTTCCATCTTTTCTGCAGAAACTGTTTGCGGAGCATAGGTAATTGCATCTTTTAGTGCAACAAGTTCGTCCCATTCTTCTTTTGTAAGAACTTCGGTTCCAGTTTTTGCGAGAGTCATAAGTTTCTTGCGATGTTACTCAATATTAGCATTTCAATACATTACTATCTAGAAACTTAATGTTTTCTTCGGGATCGGGTTACATTACTTAATGAAATCGTCAAGAGCGTCAAGGTCAGACTTGAGTTCTTTTTCTCTTTTTTGGTCGTGATAATAAGACCACAGAGCATTATGAACGTCCATAAGTTCAGACACCCAGAAACCAGCAGGATAAACACCCAGAGAATCTTGGAGACCACGATGACTAGTTCCTTCACTTTCTGCTTTACACATAATATAGCAGATAGCTTGGAGCATATCAATCTTGTCAGACTCAGAAAGCATAAAATACTTTCCTACTGCACGTTGCTTTGCTTCTTCAGTTTCTTTCTGAAGTTTTTTGTAGGCGTCTGAATCCCACCATTCTTGCATCCAATTTTTCTTTTCTTCAGTCATCTTTCCCAAAAATAGTTCCAAAAAAACCAGAGTCTCCTGGTTTGCGGTTTTCTAGTTTATCTAGGAGACTATCAGTTGTTTGCAGTGACTCAATGCGAGAAATCATATCTGCAATTACAGTACAAACCATAGGACGTTCTTGACGTGCAGCGTATGCTAGAGCATTACGCAGTGCTCCTTCTGCTTCCTTTAGGGATTCTTCAACTGATTGTGATAATGCCATTACTTAACCTCACTTTTAAATAAATTATGATAATAAAGAATATCTGGATTCTCTAAATCTTTACAACGGGGATAATAGATGCCGTCTTTATAACAACCATCTTTTGGATCTTGTTTATCGTATTTTAACACATAATTGGGTGGTTGTCTAAAGTTACATAAGTCACCTTGTTTTTCCATAAAATTAGAAAAACACAATCCCCCTATAATCGGAGCAATTGCTTTTAGTTGCCATAACCAAAGTTCTGCCATTACTCCTTAATCCAGAAACCATCAGCAGTCATAGTCCATCCAGAAGCAACCATTTCATCATAAGTCATTGGTACTTTTTTAATAAGATAAGAACCATCACCTTGATCCACCCATTCTACTTGATCACCTTCTTTCAGATTTGCTGCTTCTAGCAAATCATCAGGAAATGATACGCAGTATATATATTCATCAGTATCTTCATCTCTGACTTCTTCAACTGGAAGAACCCACTTTTTTACTTTATCTTCTTTTGCACCTGGAGTCCATTCATATCCACCTTCTTTACGAATTTCCTCTATTTCTTTTTGAAGACTTGTATTTGATTTTTTATGTTCTTCTGGATAATAGTTCTCTTCCCAGAAATCATTCCAAGATTTTTGACACTCTGGTGATGGGTCATCTTTATCACAACTCAGAGGTTCTTTATTATTTACAATGGCATACTCTAGGTCACTATGACCCCAAGGACGCATACCATCATCCACACTTTCATCCTTCACTGGACGATGACCACTCAACAGTTCTAGAAGACCATAAGCACGACTAGCATGATCTTTGTAATAGTAATAATCTTCACGAACTGCTTCACGAATCGCAGAATAAATTTCGTGAGGTGATGCTTCTCCAGAACTTAAAGCATCATGCACCCACTCTTGAAGTTTTTCAAGAGAATACTTTTTGTAATCAAGATTGGAAGTCATTGAGGAAATCTTGGATCGCTTGCTCCATAATAACCTGAATTTCAGCAGAAGTCAAGCCATTCAACCACTTCCAATTTGGGTCTTCTTTGTCCCAATCCATTGAGAATGACCCATCTTCATTTTGTGTTATCTTAAGGCTATCAGCACTCATCACAGTCAGTTTCCTTATGCTTTTTACGAATTTTTTTAAGTTGCTTAAGTTCTTCCTTAATCATTTTATATGCTTCTTCACTTCCAATTTTATCACCAATTTCAAGGGCAACAATAATATCTACTCGGGTTCCAAAGTGTGCGAGTGCTTTTTCAAAACAATCTAAATCATACATCGTAATTAATCCCACAACGTTCGGCAATAATATCTATACGGGCATCCAAGGAGTTTTCCATACGATAAAGTTCGTTAGTTGTTTCTACATTTTCTTCCTCAAGACGTTTTACATCGAGAATCAGAGCATTATATTTCTCTTCCAACTCAACTAACCTATCATAAAGGTCAAAATCCTCAAAAAATTCTTGTTTTACGGAAGGAGAAAAAAACCAATCAATAAATTTTCTAATTATCATGATACACCTATAGATTTTAAATAATTACTAAATGCTTTATATCTTTGCCAATGTGGCTGACCAGGAACTTTTAGTTGATGGCAGATTTCACAATAACAGAGCCAATCATACCAAGGAGTTGTAGGATCTAATACGTGATAAGGATAATCAGAGTTTTCCACCTACTTCGCCTTCATAAGTTCTGGACGTAGAGAAACCTTCCTGCCGTCCTTTAAGAATAAAACGGGTCGCTGATATACATTGGTCTTCAGTAAGAGATGTGACCAATCCTTTACCATCTTTGTCGGTAGAATCCCAGAGTCCATATCGTTTTTGTTCAATGTAGAAGGCATCATCAATTAGTTTCTTTTCCATTCTTCAACTCAGGATGGGGGGCATAAAGAGGACCATCATAGTCCTTATGAACTTCTTTAAGTGCTTGAATCACTTCTGGAGTTTCTTCCCAACTCCATTCGTTTCCATTTTTGTCAGTGAAAGTGCGTGTTGTCATAGTGTAATCCAACGTTGGTTTTTAAGAGTCCATTGAGTTACCTCTGCAATTCTTTCTTTTACAGATTTTGCAGGAACCCATCCAAGATTTTTCATTTTATCACCATCCAAAGCATAACGCAAGTCATGCCCAGGGCGTGAAGAATGGAAGTCAATTAATTCGTAGTTTAATTCTTTTCCTTGGGCTTCGGCAATGATTTGTGCCAACTCCAGGTTGTTGAGTTCTTCCGCTCCAACAATGTTAAACTTAGGGCATTTAGCACCACCCCAAGTAGGTTCGAACTTACCCTCATAATTTAAAAGAAATAGAATTGCAGAGGAGACATCTTCTGCATGTATGTAGTGACGAGACCCAGGAATTGTGCAGGTTTTGTCACTATGAATTGTTACTGTTTCTCCATCCCTAATCTTCTTAATGCACATTGGAATGTATTTCTCTGGGTGCTGACGCTCACCAAACACATTCATTGTGTGAGTAATGTAAATGGGAAGACCATAGGTGTTCTCATATGCTACGGCAAGTTCTTCGCCACCTGCTTTTGATGCACTATAAGGATTGGTTGAATTGTATCGGTCATTCTCTTTATATTTGATTCCATCTGGAGCAGGACCAAATACTTCATCTGTGCTGAAATACACAAACCTTTCAAGGTTACCCTTTTGTGCTCGCGCAAACTCTAGAATGTTACAAGTTCCAACTACATTATCAAGGACAAACTCCATAGGATACTCGATACTACGATCGACATGAGACCCAGCAGCAAGATGGAGAATGTAATCAACAGAGCCAATTTCACTACGAACAAGAGGATTAAGTTCTGCCTTCAAATCATGATGAACAACTTTCACACGTGTGCGAGTTTCAGCGTCAAAAGAAAGCATCAAGTCATGAAGACGATTTAAGTTTCCACTATAATCCAGTCTATCAAGGGTGACAACTTCCCAATTAGTTTCTCTAAGAATTTGCCCAATCATATGATGGGCAATGAACCCTGCACCACCAGTAATAAGAACTCTTTTAGTCATAATCACTCTTCAAATTTGTAACTTAATTTAATGTCTTTCTTTTTCAGTTTGTAGCGATCAATGTGCTTTTGTCGATGACTCTCAGACTCAAAATAGCACTTGCGAGTTTCATTCCCGTCTTTATACACCAACTTCCAAGGAAATTGATCAAAAGGAAATTCTTCAGCGTAATCCATCAGGTAGGTTGCTCAACATAATCAGTATAAGGCAGACTTCACTAGAAGTCAAGAGTCATTCACCAAGTGTATGAATGACTGGTTTTTCGTGGGCAAGAATGTGATAAAGGTCGGGGTTCTTTGCTGCTGATACAGGAACAAATTCGGTCTCAGGGTGAAACTCGTCATCACGGATTGCTTGGTTGATGACGATAGACCCATCAGCACCTGAATATGAACGATGGAAGGTCATCTTAGGAATCACAAGAGCACCAGAAGAACGATTGAGATGAACGATATGGTATGGATATCTCCACTCAGGATTCACCAGTTCAAATGTGCGAAGACCAGACAGAACACGATTGTGATCTATCTGATGATAGTGAATATAAAATTGTTTTGCTCCCACAATATCATCGGGTGGAGAGATTGCAGGCCCAGTGTGACACACAAGGTCTTGTGCGTTAGAACCATCTACAGAGATATCGTAGAAGACAACTGCTTCAGTCTCACGGAATACTCTGTGTTTCTTAAAAGTTACTTCGCTCATTAGTCGTAGGTGTTTTGCTCCTGATTCAATCTATCTATGTGATGATAAATGGTTGCTTGTGAATATTGAAATTCCTTAAACCTTTGTGGTTTATTCTTTTGCATCTTAGTAAGCATGTTGATCCATTGATAGCGATTATCAACCACCCAACCATAACGACGCTCATCGTGCATCAAATCAAAAATAGAAATCATTTGAACCCCTTGCTTTTCTTTTTATCTAATACTTCAATGTGACTTAAAAAGTTTCCACCACGTTGAAACCAGAAGACTTGAACGTCTTCATAGTTATCAAACACAGACTCTTTACCATCTTCAAACACTAACTTATAATCGTGACGAATGTAAGGTTCATCCGATGTTTGTTTGAATACTTTAAGTTCGGTCATTTTTCATAATAATCAATTTACCAGCAAGCATTCCATAAAACAATTCACACATCTTGTCTTCACAAGACTTCATCTTTTCTTTGGAGAGAACAATGAGAGCGTTGAGTTCTTCTTCGTTTAAGTTCCAATCGGTTAGGTTGTGTTCGGTGACTTTCATTTTACAATAAATTAGGGCATTTAGTAGCAACAATAGATAAAGCGGTAACTTCAATCATAGAAGATTGATTAATAACTCTTCGCACATTTGACCCACCAAACTTATCATTTGCTTTGGAATATGAAAGTAAAACGGAACGTAGTGAATCTATGCCTTTCATACGATAAGTACAAAAGTCAGCGGCAACAAAGTTTAGAAGTCCTATTAAAGTCAGTTCAGCCATAGCATAAAGATTTGGTTATTCTGAGTCAAATTTATTCCACTTTGCTATTCTAAGGCACATCAGCAAAGTTTGATGTTCGCGGTCATACAATTCCCAATCTTGTTTGAGTTTTGCAGCATATCGACGACGATATGCACAGCACCAGACATTATAGAATATCCTATCTTTTTCAGTTAAAGACATATCTGTTCCCCATACACCCAACCAGCATCGGTTTTAATAAGTTCCCAATAAGAATCCCCATCAAGTCTCCTAAAGAGATAACGTGTTCCATCCTCACGCTCACACATAAAGTCACACTTGTGCGGAGAATACAAACGAACCTCAAGTACTTTGTCGTTTTTGTTGAGCATAGGTAATTACATACTTTTTGTGTTCGGTATGAAGGTCGGAACAAATATAGTGTTCCAACTTTCCACCAAGTTCTTCTGCGATTTTTTCTAATTGCTTTTCAATTTCAGTCATTGTTCATCATCCCATGGTGCTTTACGATTCATAAGTTCTTTAATTCTTTCCACCACAGCAGGATCTTGTGGTTCATTGATTCGTCGCACAAGTTCATCATATGCTTCTGCGGATACAATAATCCTTTCTGGTTCTTGTCCCAATCTCAACCTACGTTCTGGACTGATGGTTATATTGTAAGGGTCATCATAAGGATAGATGTATTCCTGAAACCAACCAATACTCAAACTCTCCCAGAACTCACCATATCCCCATTCATCACCGTCATCATAACAGTCAAGAATATACAGGACATTACGAAATCCATCAAGGAAGATTTCCCATTTTGTTGGGTTTTCAAATCTCACGGCGTTTCGTCGCTCCAATAATAACGTAGTTTATCACCATCTGCGTGAATATTCAAGTGGTAAATCTTCTTGTCTTGTGTGTAAATGCCCACCCATAGACTCCGTTCGTTCATACTTTCCAGGTGAAACATTTCCACCTCTTCCAGTACAATTTCGTCTGGGTTTTCTTCCCACCTTACTAGTTTAGTCATAAGTCTCTAATGTATCCATAGTTCAGATAGTCCCAAAACATATTGTGATAATCTTCAAAGTCCCATTCAAGGTCAGTTCCATCATAACTCACAAGGTCCGTCCAAGTTTGATATGCCCACCTCCACATCAATCTTCTCAACCAGAATTGTTTGATATTGTATGTAAGGTTCATTCTCTCAAACTATCCAACACTTGAAGAATAAAAGCAATCGAGTTAGCATACTCTCGTCCATCTTGCCCACCCATTACAATATAAGCAATCTCTTTTTCGGCAAGTTCAATTCTCTCATTTCTGGTGAGTTCTTTGAGTTCAGGACGATACCAATTACCATCAGCATCTTGTTTGAAACCAGCATTCAGTTTTTCACGACGCTCTGCTTCTTCAAACATTTCATCGGGGTATGGTTCGCAATCCATTGTTTTTTCTATTTCAAGTTTAATTTCAGGTGCTTTGGTTCCAAGAGTAAGAGTTTCAAGGGTTGGAGAAGGCATACGGGATGTTTCTTTACCGTTTGTATAGAAGATTAAGTCCTTGTTCATAAGTTTCCTCAGTTTCTCTTTGCCGTATTCAGTGAGTTCGTGTTTTTTGTTGCGGAGTTCTTCTACTTCTTCTTGGGTGAGATTGACCCAAGGCATATCATTGTTCATTGTTCCCAAGCATAAGATTTCAGAAGTTCGTTGTCCTTCTCCAGTTGCTCTATTCTATCACACAACTCGGTGATAATACAAATCAAAGAAGGATAGCAAATAGTTTCAGTATCATTCCCATCCTCCATATCAATATAGCGGTGATGGCAAAGTTCTTTGGCAAAGTTGCGTTCAGTCATCGTAGCATCCCCTTGATTTTACGCAAACAATCATTAAATCCATCAACAAGCAATTCAGTATCTACATTTTGACTTCCTGCTGCTGATTGTTCTTTCGGCAACCAACTCTCCACCAAATCTACAATATCATTACAGGCATCAAAATCATAACCAAGTTCATCCACCAATCTATTAAAAAGCTTTTGTGCTTGGTATTTTTTAATTAACCTATTCACAACCTCATCCATCGGTTTTGGATTATCTTTCTCATCCCAATATGCTCTCACATTCCTATAAGGTTCATCAACTACATCATCATACTTCCCCTTCTTTACATCGTTGAACCATACACCTTCAAGAAGACGATGAGTTTCACCATCACTAATATTAACCATCAGCATACCATCAACAGTATGCTTTCTCTTATACCAAGTATGACTCTTATCATTAAATTCATAACGATAATAATTCTCACCATTATAAGAGACAATCTCAAACTTTCCACCAAGTTCAAAGTTCATTCTTGGTTGAGATTTATGGTTCTCAATCTCTTTGAGGAGTTCAAGTTTCTTTTGAAGCACTTTGATTTCTGCTTTTACTTTTTCAATTTCAGTCATTTTTCTTATAAAACTCTATTTTGAGTTGAGTAATGAGTAAATCAACTTTATCTTCAATACGAGTAAGTCGTTCCTCAATCGTATCTATACGATACTCATCAATTGCTTCTTTTTTTATTTCGTAAATCATAGTTTTATAAAGTGAAATTCACCATCTTGTTTTGTTTTACCCCAGAGAAATTCATTTGAATCTATATCATATCCAGCATCTCTGGAATAGTAATTAATACCATCAAACTTCAAAAATGTGGAGACATAAGCATTTCTCTTGGGTATGATACAATTATCATTTATACCAATCCAAGAGTTATTTACATACTCAAAAACAATCTCACAAGATTTGGTATTTGTAAGATTATTATAAGGTGTCATAATAACATTCTCACCAGACACGGATAATTCCAATGTTGTTGCCCGATAAGGTTTTTCTTCCCCATCAATATCATACCAACTCTTTGAGTATAACATTCCGTCAGGAAGTTCTTCAAATTTAATATGAATATGTGCCCAAAGTGATGGACTGTTAAATGCTTGCTGTTGGTTAGAATAATTACCAATCAATTTTACTTTGAAATCTTCAATCATAAGGCATCCTCCTCCACAGGAAATAGGTTAGCATACTCTTCATCAGTCAGTGTGAGATTGACCCACGGCATATCATCGTTCATCGTAGTTTCTCCCGCATAAGTTTCAGACACTCGTTCCATTTATAAGAGTTAGTATCGTGTTCTTTCGGCAACCAACCTTCTACGGCATCCACAATCTCATCGGTGCAGTCAATACTATACCCCAAGTCATCCCGTATAATGTCCCAGAGTTTTCTAGTCATTGGTCTTGGAGCATCTCCCAGTATTATAACCCGTCATATATGCGGAATGCAACCACTTGGTCATCAAATCCTTACGAGTATTCACATCTTCTACTTCGCAATCACCGAAAAAATATTCACTACGAAGTGAAAAACCACCATAAAGGTCGTGAAACCATTTCTGAAATGCGACTTCGGCAGTATCTTCCCATTCCCATTCTGATGTAGGATGTTCAGTCATTTCAGTTCCTCTTCATCTTGCTCAATCTGAAAGATAGCATTTAGAAACTCCAGACCATACTTACCCACGACCCAGGCATCTTTATCCTCAAAGAACCGATCACCAATAGTCCACATATCATAATACTCTTTACCTTTATTGAAGAAGGCAATCACATAACAATACTCTTTGCCTTCACATTTATGCCACCTAACGAGTTCATACTTGTTGTTGACTTCGCACCAACGGAACTCTATGTTACGAAACCTCATTCTTCTTCCTCTTCATAAGGGAACATTTCATCATACTCTTCATCAGTCAGAGTAAGATACTGAACATCAGCATTTTTGTGTTCTTCGGCATACACCAACTGATAGTGAGCAAAACTGCTTTCAGAAGTGCTGGCGTATTCTAAAAGACCATCAACAAAGCATAGGTAGTTCATTAGAGCACCTCCCAATCACATTCCCAGAAGTCGTTGATATTCACCCAGAAGAAGTATTTCTGGTTCTCTGATGCGAGAAACAGCATACCATCACCCTTATCCTGCTCCACAATACAGATAGGGTTGTTGTCCATCATATTCGCAAGGCGGTTCTTAGCCTTCTTGCTTTTGGGTCTGACTGTTACTCTTCTCATTTTGAATCTCCAGTTTCAGTTTGCGAATACCAGTAATAAAGTAAGCAAAGTCACGGGATTCAGTCACCCGTTTTTCTTCACCACATACACCACACTTACCATTCCAGACAGATGAACAACCGACTGAATAGACACCATACTTTTGCCCACAATCCATACAGGTTGTGCCTGTCTGCTCAAGGCGTTTGAGTAGTGCCTTCTTCTCTTTGAGGGTCATAGGGGCGTTTCAGATATGAATATTATAAAGCATCAGGAGGCGTCTTCAACGTCCTCTGTGCCAGTTTCGGAAGTGTCCTCGTCAGGCAACTCCTCATCTAAATCCACACCGTCCAATACTTCATCTGACCATTCTTTTACTCTTTCCAACACTTCATCCATAGAATATGTTTCTACTTTACCAAGCTCAACGTCTTCTACCATTTGTAAAAGATATTCCAGAAACTCTTTGGGATAACATTCATCTTCACCAAGAGAAGACCAGAACCAATCTCTACATTCTTCTTCTGGATCTTCTACTGTTCTGGGGAGAGCATAGTTATCATAGTTGGAAGTCATCAGGTCAGCCCAGATGCGAAATGTGATTCGCATACTCTGCCATCCAGTCATCCAACAATGACCAATCCAATACTCCCACCAGTTCAAGGTGGTTTTCTTTTTATCAGTTCCTTTAAGTGCTTTACTAAACATCAGCACTCATCCATTCCAAGATATTCAGTTTCCTTTTCATCCACTTCTTTCATATAGTCCCAGTTCCAAGTCCTAGAAAGAACATCAATATCAAATCCAAACTTATATGCCCAGAACAGAATACCTAAAAGACCATTGCTTCCCATTGTAATTTGAAGATAAGGTGAAGATGGGTAGTCATTCCAACTTACAGAAAACTGAAACAGAGACCACTGATACTTTTTGGGTCTGATGTTCAGGATCTGGACATATACTTCGTGTCCAAAGTCATAGCGATGCTTGAATTGAATTAGGTTCATTGTGTGAGTTCCTCTGCGAGTTGTAGCATGTCATTAACATCCAAAACTGTTAGTCCCATTTGGGCATTATAAGCCTTTACAGACTGTGTTGCAAGAGAAAGAATTGCTGCAACTAATTTTTCTTCAGTATCAGCACCAGAGTTTCGTGCTTCCCATATTGCATTCATAAATGCTTGTGCTCGATCCGTCATTTATAATCATCTCCGTATTCAATATTAGAGTCTGCGTTCATAAGTTCTACAGTAGTTTGATATCCCTGTGCTACTGTAACTTCGTGTTGAATCGCAATATCACGAAGTGCTTCTACATCATATTCATGAGCAGTAATCCAACTAAATCCTTTACCAAAAGTATTATCAGGATTCACGATGTACCAGTGACAGGCAGTGTCGGGAACAAACACGGAACATTTAGTCCAGTCATTGTCCCACTGAGGAACCTGAACAAAAGAGAGTGCCGCAAAGATGAAACCAAGAAAACTAAAAATCATTGTTCCTTAACAACACAAGATGTAGTGCATTTAAGGTCACCAGAAGAACCAGAGACCGTAGATGTATGGTGTGGGGTCTTTTCTGGTGTAAGATTATAAGACACCAATAGACCTACAGCAAATCCAATAACGGGCAAACAAACGTGAAGTAAAAAAGAATTACGAGTCCGCATTAGTATCCTCAAAGTCAAACCATTCATAAAGAGAGTTCATCGCACCATCCACCACACAATCAACCACAGCATCTTCGTGTGGATTCTCTACGTGTTTATGAGCACGGTTGTATCCATAACGGACACCTTCTTCCAATGCCATTTCCAATACCTTACGGAAGTTGGGTTTCATATCAATAAGGAAGAGATTTCAGACCATCCAGAACTTCCTGAAAGCGTTCAGCACGACTCTTGTGGTGCTCCACATTCTCCTCAAGCACACTCACAATATCGTCCAGGACAACATCCAGAGACGCATCGGTATCAAAGTATTGTTGGATTGCTTCGGCAAGATACCGCCGCCGACTCCATTCCATACTATAAGGTTTGTAGTCCATAATAATGGGTGTATATGGGTGTATTATAGGGTATTTACTACGGGTTGTCAAGACTAAAACGGGGGGATTTCTCCCCCCAATAACTCAATGTGAATGATCTAACAAACTTCTACATATCCTTTTACACACTTGTTTTTCATCATCACATTCAATCAGACAATTAAAATAATCATTAACTAAATCCAATTCATCATTGCATCGATCTACAGTTTCTTCAAAATGGTTCCATTCAGCCAGTTGATTGTAAGAAATTAAGTTGTGCATAATAACCTCCATGCACAAAGAACATCATAATAATGGAGTTTTCGCTCATTTGTATCACCTCTCATATTGTAACACTATCTAGACAAATTATGTTCAGATAATAACATTTCCGCAACAAAAATTTATGCCTACGAGTTTATACTTACTCTTCTTCAAGTTCTGCCAGATAATCAATCCACCACTGAGGATCTTTTTGCATCTTCCAGTTGGGAACCTCTTTACCGTGCTCAAAATACCATTTCCAGATTGCTTCGTCAATCACTTCAGCAATCTCAATCCTCTTCATTCTCACCATCAACGTCTCCATATGGGTTTTCCACATAGGGTCCGTGCTCTCGTTTGGAATCTTCTCGGACATAATTGACTTCTGATACGCTAGAGGACAACCAGACAGACACTTTCATTATAAGATATATAACCGCCAGTGGAAGAAAACAAAGTGAAAGTATTACAGCGTGTTTCATTCTTCTATCTCAAAACACTTTTCAAACTTATCCCTCAACTCATTAAGTTTCGTTTGCTCTTGAAACTCCATAATATGTGCATTGATTTCTTTTTCTGCTTCAGTGAATTCCATACGATACTTTTGTTTAATATCAATCAAGCGCACCATATCCATATAGTGCTCTGGACTTTTATTAACAAACTCTTCGTAAGTCAATCCCGAGTCCTCCAATCGGTTTCGTCTTCATCACGTTTAAACCAATCATGCAGTTCATCTGGGCTGTCAAAACCTCTTCTACCAAATCTTTCGTGCCCTAAACCACCAATATCCATTGAGTTTAGAAAATCATCCATTTCGTCCATATTAGGATTTTCTGCTTTACGTCTTGCCTGACGGAGCATTGTACCAGCAGAGCGATTTGCTTTCGCAAGTTTCTCTGCCCAAATCATATCTTCAAGACTCACTTCTTCGTGAAGGACAATCTTTTCACAGATTGCTTCTAACCGAAGACGATATTGTGTAGATAACATATCTTTCTCCAGATATAGGGTTATTTAGATTCTGCTTGAATCAGATTGAATGCCAGGGCAACTCGCCTAACATCCGATCTATTTGGAAGGGTATGGTGGAGTAATGCTGATGGAAAAAATAGAATGGAGCCCTCAGTTACATTTTCTGGATTATATTCAACCATGCTACCATCAAATAAATCTGTAAAGGGAGCTATGAATCGAACTGGTGTATGTAGTTCTGGATTATATTCCAAATAACATACAGCAGCAAATCCTGAGTAATGATTATGTACAGGATGTGACATGTATTTTTCTTGGATTTGAAACCAAGACGAAGAAATTTTACACATTTCAACCTTAAAAGTTTCCATGAAATAATATATCTCTTCGTTCAAAATTTCATGAACAGAGCGATTCAAGTTATTCATTTCATCGGAATTTTCATCCCGAATAGAACTATAAAAAGTGGTATGTAAATGAATTTGATTTTCAAAATTACTGGATTGTGTTTCCATCAAATCGAGTAATTTTTTCTTTTTACTTTCCCAATCATGTACCTTTAGATGAAGCAAAGGTACGTTAAACATACTAATTAGCATCTGGATTATTTTTATTGCTGTATTCTTGTTGCAACTCTTTTGCTAGTTTCATAGCACGACGCCACATTAGATATTTTACCACAGGATTACGTGGATTATTCAATAACCACCATTTTTGTTTCTCAAAGTTAGATTTTGCTAACTTTGTAATGTAATAAAAAGCAGCAGCGACACTATCATCGGTTGCGATGAAGTATGCCACTACTGCAAATACGATAAACCAAGCGTAATAAGTCATCGTCTTAAATTTTTTAAATATTCTAGCACTTGCTCACGCACTGCCATTAATTCATTATAGCACTTTTGTTCGTGTGCATCTTGTCTGAGTTCGTGATCTGGTTTATGGACGCTCTCAATAAACAAATCCAACCCTTTATTCCATTTAATTTCAGGAGTCTCTTCCATAATCAGTATCGTAGTTATACTATTTAACGGGTTTAAAGAAACTTGTCTAAACTGGAAACCGATGCGCCTTTTGCGGACTTTTGAATGTAGGTTTTTGCGGACTTGTAATTGTTTGCCACATGAATTTGTTGCCCATTGTGAATGATGACAAACTTTTTAGAATTTACCATCGGAACAGCAGCCCACATACCATCTTTCGTCACATAACCTTGAGGGTCTCCTGGAGTTGGGTCAAGAATACCAGGACGATCGATAAAAGATTTTTGAAAAGATTCACTCATCCGAATACCGCAGTGACTCCCATGACCTTAGCATTAGGATTACGGGCGAGGGCAACCTGACGTGCTTCTTGGTAGTCACGTGCCTCAACAATCTCATCAAAGACCTTGCCAGCGACATAGAGTTGGACTTTGCAGCGCATTGGGGGGATTCCTCCTGATGTGTAGGTAGTTTAGCAGAAAACTCAGCGTTTGACAACGCTGATGGCAGGCAAACCCTGCTGGAACACGGTATCGACCACCGCTTGCACCTTCTTAGCGGTGCTGATGCCCACAGAAGAATAGACAGGGATGCAGACCAACCCAAAGGACTTGGTGTAGTCCTGAAGGGCACCAGGGGCGATCCTGCCGCTGCTGAGACCCTCTGCATCGTCCTTGTGCAGGCGAATCACCCGTCCGATGGTCTGGGAGATGCCGATGTAATCCATAGAGCGCATAAACAGCACTGCCTCCAGACCAGACACGTTGATACCCTCGCTCAGGATGCTGTGATGAAGAACCACAAACTTCTTAGAGTCATCCTTGCCCCAGGCACTCAGAGTGTCGAAAAACACCTCACGATTGACCTTCTGACCATCAATCACAGCACCAGTCTTGGAAGTGATATACATCCAAGAGAACCCACGGTCTTCCAGTTGCTTACAGAAGTCAGTCTGAGAAACCAGAGAAACAATCTGCTTGGTTGCCTTAGAGCAGATGAGAACCTTGCCCACTTCCTGAGCATCGATGGTCTGAATCAGATTCTCACAATCTACATCAGCAACAATCTGACCCTTGCTAAGAAGTTCAAACTGCTGAACAACAACCTTAGGGGGAACAATGAAACCACCCTCAACCAGTTCTGGGGCAGGCACATTGCAGATGACATTGCCATAAACGGCAGCGTCATTCATGCCAGGTTTTGCAATAGTGGCAGAATGCTTAGGAGTAGCAGTGAAGAAATAGCAGCGGTCAGCAGCAGAAGCGAAATGCTCGGTGGCAGGGAAGAAATGACGTTGGACAGAGTTGTGCGCTTCATCAAAGTAAATGGTATCAACGTGAATATCTGCCTGTTGCAGACGCTGCAGGGAGTTGTAGGTGGTGAAAATCAGTTGATGCTTATATGCACGACGAGACCAGTTATAAATCTCAGAAGGTTTGGTCGTGCTCTGGTGATGCGTCTCACCACTATGAACGTGAAGAACAGCAGCAGTCGTGATAAACTCAAGGAACTCGCTGGACAATTGCTCTGCCAGGATGATTCTCGGGCAGCACACTACAATGGTCTTCGGAGCATCAGACTGAAACTCACGCAGAGCATCAAAGATGGCAATATTGGTCTTGCCGCCGCCAGTCGGAATGATCACCTGACCCTTACGATACTGCAGCAAGGCATCCAGAGCACGTTGCTGGTGAGGTCGGAGTTGAATCACAGGTCTCATCGCGTATAGGACTATTATAGCAGAAAACCGCCCCTGGTGCGACCCATGGGACAGTTCTCAAAGTGTCCTAGTATTTCATCTTCAACCTAGACAAAGGTAGTCTAGTGGTATTAAAGATGATTGTCAAGTCTTATGCCCAAGATCCAGAAACATTTGCTGCTGATGCAGATCCAGCTGCGTATAGTTCAAAGAAAGTATTTGTAGATACGGTTGGAGCAACCACACTTCCTGCTACAGACTGTGCAAAATCAGGTCTAAATGTTCCACCAGTAGTTGCATTAGATACAAACCATCCTTCAAGTTCAATTACATAGTTTTCTGCTGCAGTTCCAGTTGGAGTTACAGTTGTTGCAGTTACTACTGTTGCATAACCTGAAGTTTGAGATGTAGAAGAACTTTGAGTAAATGATTTATACTTGTATCCAATACTTTGTTGTGCATTACTAAATGTAAATCCAACTTGAAGTCCAGCTGCTGAACCAGATGCAGTTTTGGTCATTACATAAACCGCTCTAAACTTGTAGAGAGTATTTGCTAATAAAGTTGCAGTATCATTTGCGGCAGGGAAAACCGCTTCAAGTGTATTATTATTAGTTGCCTTTGTTCTATCAGATGCAATTCTTACAACTTCTGGTGATAGTAGTCCAACCCAAGCAGTTCCACTGTATCCCTGGAATTGTCCAATAGTGTTATTGAACAGAAGACCACCAGCAATTCTATTGATTGTTGCAATGTTTGTTGTTGGGTTTGGCTCATTTGGTAGAATTGCATATGGATTGGTAACCGATGTCCCAACTCTTGCAACTCCTAAGTCAAGAACTGCTCTTGGGGAGAACGTTCCATATCCAACTCCACTATCACCATGCATAGTGACAATGTTATCAAAGAATGCAGAACCGCCTCTATGAACTTGGAAAGATGGTATGTAAGCACCTGGTGGGAAATACATTCCAGTAGTTCCAATTCCTACACCTGTACATCCAATCGTCCCTACTGCAAACAATGAATGATCAAAAAGTTCATTATAATCTGTACCAATACCAACACCAGACGTTAATACACGTCCCCCATATCTTGCATCAATTGCTACGATTGGATTGTCTGTTCCAATACCAATCGAAGTAACACCAATTCTGTAGAATGTTGAAACACCAACACTATTGTTTAATTGAATTCCATTTAGAACATTTGGTAGTTGTATTTGCTGTGATGCTGAAGTAACAATACCAGCAACGATCAAATTACCACCAATATATGTGTCTCCAGTGATGGTCGATGTACCAACAACATGTAGTTTATATCCTGGATTTGTAATTCCCAGACCAAGATTTCCTTGGTATGTTAGGGACATTAATTCTTGATTGCCTTGCCCATAAACCCAGTTAAACCTACCAGTATTAATTCCTGCGCCACCAGCATGAATATAATGATTTACGTTTCCAGTGTCATTGTGTCTAATTTCAAATATTTTAGATGAATAACGAAGAACTGTAGAACTGTTACCAGCACCGATAGAACTACCAAGAGATAGTCTTGTTGCACCATCTTGGCTAATAATTTCAAATAATGATTCTGTTGGTTTAATAAACTGATATTCTGATGATGGAATTGCAGTTCCAATACCAAAGCGACCATTATTTGCTAAGGTAAATAAAGTTCCACCAGTACCAACGTGGAGATATTCTGTAACTGTAGAAATTCCAGTTGTTGAAATAGATGATTTTAATTCAGTAACAGTTGTGACACCTGATACTAATACATTTCCTAATACACTAACTTTTGATGTTGGATTTGTCGTGCCTAATCCAATATTAGAAGATGCTGAAGGAATTAACGAAATATGATTTCTAGTTCCGTTTGTTTCTACTTTTAGCGGTCTATCATATGAATAAATGTTTTGATATCCATTATCAGATGGCCCTTCACCAATCAACATACCATCAGTTGCTGTATTTCCAGTTATTGTGGAAATAAATCTTGCGTATGAATTAAAGAAGGTTAATCCATCAATTAAGGAGGAATCTCCTGTTGTTCCAATAAAAGCTCTTCCAGCACCATCGATTGCAAATGGGCTACTATCTGGAGAACCAGAGTCTTCAACCAGTAATGAAAGTCCCGATCCAAGTTGAGTAATTCTTACAAGAGGTTGTGTTGTGTTTGCAAAGATTGAAGTAACACCAGTGATTCCTGCATCAACACCAACGAATTGCAATTGTCTAGTTGTTACAATTCCAGTTGCTTTTATATTACCTGTTGAATTAATTCCAACCCCTTGCTGAGAACCATCTGGATTTCCACCAATTTGCAAGGAAAAATTAGGATAAGTTGTAGCGATTCCAACATTACCAGATGCATAGATGCTTGTATATCCAAATCCAGGATCAACATCAACCCATTGTGATGTTGGTAGATTTAATAATTTTCCACCATCTCCATAATATGTTATAATACCAGAAGTGGTTGTAGCAGTAATAATACCAGTGCTGCTAAACGAAGATATACCTACTCTTAAATTTCCAATAGAAGTCGTTAATCCTGAAACGTATATATTTTCTACCCAAATATTCTTAATCGTTGCTAATCCAACAACTTTTGCAGTTCCTCTAACATCTAAAAATTCAGTCGGCACCGAAGTTCCGATGCCGACCAATCCATTTGGATTTACAACGAAATTATCATCATCAACCTGAACACCATTTTTAAAATTAAAAGACTTCCTGTAATTTGCCATCTTATATGGTTTTTAGTTATTTATCTGATAATTTTTGCTCAAGATCACCGACTCTTGCAGAAAGTTCTTTAACTGCTTCAACTAGAAGTGGAATAATCTTTTCATATCTAACAGCGAGATAACCATTGTCTCTTGTAGTTACTGCTTCAGGTAGAACCTCTAAGATTTCTTGTGCGATAACACCAACATCATTACCTTCTTTACCTGATTTCTCATTCCAAGTGTAAGTATTACCACTAATTGAAAGAACCTTAGCAAGAGGATCATCAATTGGGGTTATGTTATCTTTCAGTCTTTGGTCAGAAGTATAGAATGCAGTAATATCACCAGTTACATTTAGTTCTCCACTGATTGTAGTGTTGGTGCTGATTGAAACGCTGCTTCCAATCGAAGCATTGATAACTAGGTTTCCACCTCTTGTATCGATTGTTGTTGTTCCTGCAACACCAATTCTAATACCATCAATGTAAGCCTCTTCAAATGCTCCACCAACAGTACCAATATAAGCACCCTTATCAACATCAGGAATAATACCAGTGTTAATTGTAACAATATCATCGAGAGTTGATTTTCCATCAACTCCAAGACCACCGCTTACAACTAATGCACCAGTTGTCTTACTTGTAGATTCAGTAACATTGGTAATTTTAACAATTCCAGTAATTGAAGCACTGTTTCTAATTCTGACTTCTTTATTAAAGGTTACAGGTCCATCAAACTGTGATAGAACAGTTCCAGACTTGCCACCCTCAACTCTTAGACGCTCCTTAATTAGAACTTCATCAAAGATAACACTCAAACGACCACTTTCTTGTCCAGTGACAGTTGGTACTGGAACGTCAAAGGTAATTTCTTGCCCTGTTGCGGAACTAGATTTCTTATTACCAATATAGAAATCACCATCACTATTCATTCCAGTATATACAACAACACCAGCAGATCTCTTCTGAGATTGTGCTAAGAATGATTCTTTTTCTGTTAGTGATCTAACTTGTACTTGTGGGAGACCAGTTGAATAGTTACCAGGACCAAATCCAAGATATTCAAATGTATGACCAGATGCACGAATGATTGAAGGTCTTCTCAGTTCGATTGCTAGTGGTCTAATCTTTCTAGCGATCGATCCTGTATTATGAGTTTCTTTACTCGTTCCAAATACACCACGAATAACTACTAATTGATTATTTGAAGATCCAGTGAATTCTGATCCACTGATTCTCATGATTTCATTATCAACTTGAATATAAGAACCAAGTGGGAATCTAGTCAGAGTTGAAAGACCACAAATAGTAGATCCAGAAACTGTTATGCTTGACCCAGACTCAATCGTTGCACCCAAGAAGAATTTCTCATTATCATAGAAGAATGTTCCTCTAGATGCTATATTTTCAGTGGTAGAATCTGAAACAGCATCATTTGAAGACAGTCCATGCTTGAGAATATATTTTGCAGAACTTAATGTAGTTGAAGTTGCGACAGTAAATGTATTAACACCTACTTTTTCATTAACAATATAATCACCAAGATTATTATTATTACTATCAATAAACTTAAATTTGGAACCAGCTGTTAAATTATGTGCAAATGATGATGTAAATGTCGTAATTCCCAACACTGGACCAGCAACAGTTGTAACTGGAACTGATGGTCCAAGATTAATTATATAATGACCAGTATGAATTTGTGGGTCTGCAGCAGTAATCGCTACAGAAATCTGAGTTTTTGAAGGAATAGATGCAATTCTGTAATACCCATCACCTGTTGTTCCAATACCAGTAACTTGAACAACATCTCCAAGGTTAGTCGAAATACCAGTTGAAGCGATTGTCAATCCAGCACCTACACCTACACCAATTACAGATGTATCAAAATCTAGTTCTTCACCATCAGTATATCCAGATCCTCTGGAAAGAATCTTAACATCGGTGATTGTTCCACCACTGGATACAATAACCTTAGCAGTTGCTCCATCCCAAGTAGAAGTACCATTGTTAAAGAGTTTTACGTTATAATGTGTTCCAGCATTGTAACCACTACCACCAGAGAATGAACTATAAGTCGTAACACCTGCAAATCCATGCTCACGTCCAAGTGTAATCGTTGCAGTACCAGAATTTACGGAAGCAAAAGAAGTGGAAACTGCAACAATTGGTAGTCCAATTCCAAAATCTTGTGTAAATAAATCTAGAGATTCTTTAGTAATACTCTTTTTAAGGTCATCAGTTACAACATCACCAATTGGACTTCTCTTTGCGTAAGTATTTGCAGCAAAAGGATTGTCATCTACATTATCTTTATCAAGTTGTGGATATAAATCTGTTACATTTTGTGCATATTTTAAATTTGTAAATTCTTCAGGTACGCTATTATTTGCGTTTAAGAGGTATGCATGATAGATACCATCTTGTACGTCCTTAATGTATGGACGAATGATTTCTGAACGATATACAAAATAATTTTTATTTACATCACTTCTTTCGAATCTGGGTAGATTTGTATTTCTGGTTGCAGTATTACTTGTAAATGTACCTGGACTGTGAGTTACTCCAGTAACATCAACTGTCGAATATCTAAATGTATGGTCATCAACGATACCAGTAATTGCAAACTTACCATTATATCCCTCATTTGATAGTCCGCCAGTATTCGTGCTACTTCTAACACTCTTAATATTAACTAGGTTTCCAACTTGTAAGTTATGTGGTAATTCAGTTGTTACAGTTACGATTCCTGTAGTACCAGTAATACATGTACTAATAAATCTTGGATTTCTATGATAATCATAGTCAGTTGCACCAATACTTACTCTACCAGGATCTCCATCATTTCTATATCCAGTAGAACTTGATTCTTGAACAATAAATGTTTCTGCAGGTGCCTTAGCATTCTCTGCGTCTTTAGGTACAACAATTCTTATCTTATAGAGTTTCTCATCTAGACTTCTGGAATCATCAAATCTTTTTACGAAAGTGTTATCAGTTTTCTCACCCAGAATTCCAATACCATAAGTTGCAAATGCATTGTAAATTGGGTTGTTATGCGTACTGTGGATATACCAGTTTGAGCGGAAAGAGTCCCACTGTACTGGATGTCCTACATCTCCAGATGCTTTGTCAGAAACTCTACTCTGAATCTTGAGTTTTGATCCACCATATACTGTAACTTCTACATTATTATCAGCATTTGCTTTTGATGAAGCTACTTTAATTGTTGTGCTGGACGAACGAATCGCATAATAAACTCTATGCGAAACAATATTTTCTGGGAGATCTCCATCATCACTTGTAATGTAAATACTTTCACCAGTTAAGATGTCATGTGCTCCGATAGTGAAAACATTACTAGTAGGACCTGAGGTTACTCTATATTCCTTATAAGCTACGTTTGTTCCTAAAGCAGTGGTTCCAATGCCAATAACATTATTAACCATGCAGATATTAGCACCAAATGTGCCAATACCACTTCCTAAATTAACATAAAGTTTGTCATCTCTTCTAGCACCAACTCGATATCCTTGAGTAAGAATAGGTGGGGAATCATCTTGGTTATTAAATCCATAAAGATAAAGATGACTTGAGATTCCAACAGAAGTTGTAAGTCCAACGTCTAGGGATTGCCAATCAATGTCTGCCTCATCAGATTTAACTGCTCTTGGACCAACAATTGCAGAAATATAAGCCTTATTATCCTTGTCAAATGCTTCTGCTCTAAATCCATCAGAAGTTAGAGAGAATTGACCAAAGTTTGAGTTTGAGTTGGTAATCGATGCGTCACCACCAGACTCGGTATTAAAATGGTTAGTAAATCCAATAGCAAACACAGATACAATCTGAATGATTGAATCATTCGACATTTTAATATGATTGGTTTCCCAACCTGTTCTATAGACTGCGCTTGAATCTAAGTGATAGACTTTATCCTTATCTAAAGAAGAAGCACCTGCCGATAATTCTGCTCCCGTCTTTTTAGTAATAGTTATTGATTCGTAGTTTCTATCTACTTCATCATATTTTACAAATGCCCTATCATCTTTTTGTAGAGAAACACCTGTAAATTGTGCAACAACCATTGAACGGAAACCTGATGCTTTGCTACCATCAGCGTACATTCCATTCATGCCATAAACTGATCTTAGCGAACAGTTGAAGACATAAGGAGAAGCACCAGAAACAGTATCCGTTTCAATCGTAACTGTTGCACCACTAACATCTGGAAGTGTTAGTAGATTTGGTTGAACATATGGGAGAACATATGTAAAGGTATTTGCATTAATTACACTTTGTACCTTTGTAGAAATATTGTAATCATTTACTCCATCAGCAAGACCAACACCCTTAATCTTAATTGGTGTTCCTTCATTGAACTTATGTTCTAAAACAGTAGTTACTGTAATGATAGGACCAGCAGTTCCACCACTACCAGATTCAATTCTTGCAATCGTTAATGTATCAGCAGCGAACGCACCAACAATCTCCCATTCTGCTCTTTGCTTAGCGAATCCGCCTGCGTCATCTGGATATTTTTCTGGAATATCTCTTACCGAATTGAATGCATTTGACAATTTGCTATAATACATGTCAAGATCGGTTAAATCATAACCGACCACTTCATTTACACCATCAGCATACTCAAAGCAAGTTAGTTTATGGTGAGAAAATGTTGGGACTGAACGATTATTTTCAGAAAAATCTATATTATCGGTATAAACAGTTCCAGTCTCACTACCATCAAAAATTGTAAATTGCCAAAGATAACAAGTACCAGTTAGCCTAAAAATAGCAGATCGAGGAACATTTGAATCTGTGGGATTTGGTACATACTTTGGTCTTATTTTTGTTTTTCTTAGGTCTAAACCAACTAATGATGTACCTCTTGGTATAATAACTCCACCATTAACGCTGTTAAATTTGTAGAGAATATTTCCAACTTGGTTAAGGTCAAAGTTAGAATCTAAATTGAGTGCAATCTGTTCGGATGGAGTTGAGATTGTACCCGAAGGTGACTTAACTTTTACACCAAGTGCGGGGTCATTATAAATCGCAAATCCTGGTCTATTATCAATTAAATGCTCACCTGGAAAAAGTAAAATTGTAGTTTTTTCAATCGCATCATTATTATTACCTTTTAAGTATGAGAATCTTGCAGACTCTAGTAACGCCCTTTGTATTGTTTTAAATGGCTTAGCAAGAGAATTTCCTTGATTCTCGATGCTATCCGTTGCTTCAAGATCGTTTGGATTTACATATAGAATACGACCTTCAGTATTTTTAATAAAATTATCTAATTTATTAAGAGGCATTGGATTATTACGACCAGAATATTTCTATGTTCTATTTAGCTGGTCAAATCCTCCTCATCATGTTCATATTCTAAATCATCTGGTAAGTCTTCTGGGTTTTCTAAATCCACTGCGAAGAAGCAAGGATGTACCTCTTCATCAATTAGATAGAAAGAGTTCCTGTACAAGTCTTCTGGCTCAAAAGACCTTTCTTTATCTGCTAATCTACAAAGATCTTGGTCATATAAATGTCCGTCTGGAAGTTCGTCGAATGTAAATGGAACGTGATTAATAAAGTACATCTTCACGATCATACTGCCATTATTGTACCAGCAGTATGCGTGATCGATACGATAAGACATTGGGTTTTCCCATATCTTATATTTATTTTTATACCCGTGAGTGGATTCGAACCACCGCTTGGAACATTTTAAGTGTTCTGCCTCTTCCGCTGGGCTACACGGGCGTGTATTTTTTGTTTGATGCCGTGTGTTTGTGAGACTAAATCAAAACCGTTTGATAGATGCCCCACTGGATTCTATCATAAGTTTTGAACCACGACAAGTGCAGGTTGCGAGGATTGAACTCGCCTTCGCCGCTTTATGAGAACGGTCCATTCACCAGATTGGTAAACCTGCACGATACGAGTGCCTGGATTCGAACCAGGTCAAAGCCGCTAATCTGGCGGAAAGAGTTTATAAGACTCCTCTGACTACCAAGTCTCACTCGCTTCTGCGTTTATGATGCCTCGTTGTTTAACTCAGTGTGTATTCGTATGAGGTCATCATCCACAGGTATCATAACCGCTGCTTGCCCATTCTCGTTAATTATACCTAAATGCTCTCCATTTTCAACTCGTTCCATCAGTTCATCAAACCTCTCTTGAAACTCTTCCACAGTGAAAACTTCCATTTTTGTGTTTTTATTTAGTTGTTATCCTGACCATAAATTGCCAGGTCAGCATACTCAATCTGCTCAGGGTCAAGTTGAGCGGTGACAACTTCCAACACGTTCATAAACTCTTGAACAGTCTCACACTCCACCAGACGCTCACTACCCTGGTCGCTGAGAAGAAGGAAGGTGCGGGTGCAGACATCAATCACAATGCCTTGAACGGTCTCTTGTGCAATGCTCATTTGGTGTTCCGTTGATTACCCCCATATTATAGGGCAGATGGGGGCGGGTGTCAAGTGTGCCAGTTTAAAAAGTGGTTACAGATCTAAAAGAACTCTTAAATCTTCTACAGTCAGACCAAGATTTCTCAGTTTTTCTTGAGGAGTAACTGGATTTGCTTCAACAACAGACCAACCAGACTCAGAACTTTCTGATGCTGCAGAAATAGTATCTCCAGTTTCAGCATTCCAAACTAAAGTATAATTTTCTGTATGAAATGGTGGTGGAGTTCTAGTTGCATTTTCTGGAGCAACTACTGGATTTGGATTGGCGATAACTGTTCCCAGAGTATCTGGATTTGTTGAATAATACATTCCACTCAGGTCATCAACCTGATTCCAGACTTGATTTTCTTCATCAAAAACTCGAACTTTACCCAATTCTGGTTCAGGAGCTTCAATACATGTGGAATGTGCTGGAGCAAGATACATATTATGCTCTAGTGGGTCCTTTTTAGCTTCAGTTTTTGATATGAAAAATTTAAAATCAGCATCATAATTATAAATTGGGCAACTGTTTGCATAGGGCAAATCAAAAATATGCTCAACACCATCTGCGGTTCTACATGTGACAGTATAAGACATCTTTAATATAAAATAGTATCTTTACGATTATTTATGTCTTTATACAGGGTAGTAACGCATAGTTTCTTGGTCTTGTTTCATTACCAAAGTTACCGCCATTTGTAGCATTGGGAGATCCACTCTCAATATTTGTTAGTGTTCCTGTCAATGTCGCAGTTCTTGGAATAGCATTAGTTCCACTATTGCTATACGTTGGAATATTATGAGTGTGAGTTTGATATTGGTGATCTTGGAAACTAGCAAAAGTACGACCAGTATCAACAGATGAAGTATTTGCCCAACCTCTGATGAAATTTCCTCTTAAATCTGGAATATTAAAAGTGCTCACTCCGTTTCCCGCACCCCAGGTTGTTCCAATAGCAGTAAAGAGAACATTATAAAGTCCTCTAGAAACAGCAGATCCGTCACACTCCAAATATCCACTTGGAGCAGTGTTTTTTGCAAACCAAAGAACAACTCCAGCGGCGACTGTTCCAGACCCAGCTTCTGTACCTTGAATACCTTGAATGCCCTGGATACCTTGAATACCTTGACCACCAACGAATCCACTAATTCCCTGGTTTCCTTGCAAACCCTGAACACCCTGAGGTCCAATATTACCCTGAATACCTTGGTTTCCAGTTCCATTAATACCCTGGATGCCTTGCTCACCCTGGATACCTTGAATTCCCTGGATACCTTGAGAACCTAGGTCACCTCTAATTCCTTGGACACCTTGACGACCTTGAATACCCTGAGTTCCCTGAGATCCTACACCATTGTCACCTTGAATACCTTGGCGACCTTGAATACCTTGCTCACCTTGAAGTCCTTGAGCCCCTTGATTTCCATTATTACCTTGGATACCCTGACGACCTTGAATACCTTGAATACCTTGGAGACCCTGAACACCCTGAACACCCTGGAGACCTTGTTCCCCCTGGACTCCCTGAAGACCCTGGTTACCTTGTGGTCCAAAGTCTCCCTGAATACCCTGCAAACCTTGCCCACCAGTTCCACCAGTAGCACCTCCAGTTCCCTGGAAACCTTGAATACCTTGTCTTCCTTGGTTACCCTGCGCTCCAGTTTCACCTTGAACACCTTGGCGTCCTTGAATACCTTGCTCACCCTGGATACCTTGAACACCCTGGATTCCCTGACGACCCTGAACACCTTGATATCCCTGAATACCTTGAATACCCTGGATACCTTGAATACCTTGATTACCAGCACCACCTATCTGTCCGCTGATGCCTTGAATACCTTGAGCGCCTTGAGCACCGTCATTACCCTGAATACCTTGACGACCTTGAATACCTTGGTTACCTTGGTTACCTTGGAAACCTTGAAGACCTTGGTTTCCTTGAGGTCCTTGAGCACCTTGAGTTCCTGGACCACCACCAATACCTTGAAGACCTTGGAATCCTTGGAATCCTTGGAATCCTTGTGGTCCCGCTGTTCCCTGAGTTCCTTGACGACCCTGAGAACCCTGAACACCTTGGTTTCCTTGAATACCTTGGACACCCTGGAAAGATGCATCATTAATACTGATTTTCTTTACATCATCCGCAGAAAAATCATAAACTAGTAATAAATCTTGAAGTCCATCAGCACCAGTAATGAGTTGTTGCTCAGTAATTGCTTTTTTACTTACTCTTCCATCAAACAAAGTCGCCGTAATAATTCCAGAAGAAAATGTGTTTCCATAGATGGAAAAGTCTGCTCCAACTCCTAAGGTTGAAGTTCCAATACCAACTTTGCGGAAGGTTGAAATTCCAAGGAATGTAGAAACACCTGTTACTAACAATTCTTTGATTGTAACTGGTCCAGCAAATCCAGAACTACCTACAACGTCAAAAACAAATCTTGGAGTTGTTGAACCTAGACCAACTCTTTGATTTGTATAATCATACCAAAAATTAGTTGCACCATCTACTAATCCAGCAGTTCCATGAAACTGAATTTGTCCGATTGTACCACCAGCACCAGATAGTGTTGCAGATTGAGATTGCCATTCAATACCAGTGATTGTCCTAATTAAAACCTCTCCTGGATTTCCTGGGTCATTGGTTGAGTCATAAATTGTTCCAGAAACTCTTACATCACCTTGAACGTGCAACTCCTGTGATGGGCTGGGAGTATTAATTCCAACATATCCCTCGGCAGTTGTCTTAATGATTGTTCCACCAATACCAACATGGAAGTAATGCCCGATGGTCATTATTCCAGTTACATTGTCAAAAAGCAAATATGGAGAAGCAGCAAAGGATCCATCATTATTAAAGATTATCTCATTATCATTCCCTGGAGGACTAATTGTAATTGTAGAAATTGTCCCGAAGTTATTTGCAGTTACATTGACAATATTTCCGACAAAATTTAACTTATTAATACTATTTCCTGTACCAACAATCGATCCTTCTTCAAAAACTGAAATACCTGTAACAATTCCAGCAGGAGGAACTTGCCAATATCTATCATATTGACCGCCATTTTCAAAAGTTACAAGATTATAATAGTAATCCTTTACAGGCAAAGCCCTCTCACCTGGATATCCAAGATTGGGTTCTGCCTCTTCTGGACTAAGAAATACGTGTCTATCTGTACTTAATCCAGAGAAGGGTGTTAATTTTTGCTTCCCGCTTAAATATCTTTGCTTATTCCCCATAATTATGATGTACTATTCTCTAGGATACTTGCAATAAATTCCATTTGAAGTGGGGCAACCAATCCACCACTAACATATGTATGTACGATTCCATTAGCACTTCCTACTGTAGTGGTAAATGTTCTAGAAGTACCAACACTATTCACAATACTATCAACGACAAATGATGATTGGGGGGATGGGAAAATTGTTGTAGTGATTCCAGACCCTGAAGGGCATGTCATAGCAATACCTGACATGGTAATTGGGTCATTTGGAGAGAACCCATGAGGAGTTAGTGTAGTAACCGTTGCAACTCCTGTAGGTTCGTAGTACTGAACATTTGTAATTGTTACAATTCCAGTTTGAACTGCATTAATGTAAAGTGAATCTAGTTTAATTGCGTCTTTTTCTAAAACTAGACGACCATCAACCAAAACAACTGCATCATTTGGAGGAATTTGAATATCTTTAATGATACGAATATCTCTCGTGTTACCTGTGCTTCTTGATTCTCGACGATGCCAGAAAGTTACGGTTGGATATGTTGCACCAATACCAACATTCGAAACTTGAGCAAACAAAAGAATGGAAGAAACTCCAGTTGGAACTTCATATAACTTTTGAGTCCCTGGAGCAACAGGAACTGCAACTGTTAAAAACTTATTGACTGGTGCGACTGCCATATTATCTTAACGCTAGAATGAGTGGGGTAACTTCTGCTTGAATTGCTCTACTAAAATCTCGACCTCTAATTGTTGATGTTGTTTGGTCAATTGTGATTCCTTCACCAATTTTAAAGTTTCCTGCCTGGTCAGTACTCGTAAATGGTATTCTTGCACCATTAATAGCTACGATTTCATTCTCAGGTATTGGAATTCCACCTTGGAATGGGTTCGCTCTATTTATGTTAACACCTGTACCAATATATTCAAATGAGTGAGTACTTGTTAAAATTCTGCTAATTCTAAAAGTTTCAATTGAAGTGCCAGCACCAATACTGTAGGGAACAAACTGACTCAAAGTAATTGTTGTAATCCCACTAACTGGTATTGGTTCTGTTGCTTCGGCAACATCATAGAAAATTGGTTCACTAATTGCAGTTGCAATTGCTCCTCCTCCACCACCAATTGTAATTACAATTTCTTGATTTGGTAGATAATTTCTACCACTGTTTGTAACATCAATTGAAGTTATTGTACCTGCAGCACTTACGTTTGCACTACCTTCAGCAGTAATTCCTTCTGGACCAAGAGGCGAAGAAATCGTAATAGCTGGTGGAGAAGCTGGAGTGTATCCACTTCCTCCATTGAGAATACCAATTCGAGAAAGTGTTCTTAATGGCGCAGTAATAATTCCAGTTGCAGGGGTATCGTTATAATCATCAAGATTAATCTTGAAGAAAATTGCTTGTCCATTATATGGTCTTCTAGTATTTCCTAAGGTATCAGCAATACCAGCGACTACAAATTGGTCAGTATCTCCACCAATTGTTGATACTGTTGTAACTCCAACGAAATCTAATGAACCGACACCATCCGCATAAAGTCCGTATATACCAAATGATGAGTTAGAGTTTGTAAGGTCACATGCACCGCCACTTGCTGCATAAATTGCAATCTTACAGTTAATTGTAAAGATGGAAACCAACTGTGCATATCCATTATTAGTGATTGAAACTCCAATACCATTTTCATTATATTGCGTAAAGGAGTCACAAACCATACACTTGAGGTCTTGTCCTGGATTATTGACTCCAGTAAATGCTGCACCAACATGCTTCCCATCAATCTTCATGCCAATACTATCGGTCATGAAGTTAGTGCAGTTACGGATATATGGGGACCTCCATCTTCCGCTTGGACCTTCGTTACATGGTCCTGGATCTAAGAATCCAGACCTTGCACTTGCAATACCTGCTGGTGGTGGGAATGCTACAGCAGCACCTCTAATTGTCAATGGAGCATTATCATCAAAAGGATCTGGAGCATAAGCAAAGTTGATGTTCTCAATTAAACATCCTCTTCTTACATAGAAAACATCATCATCATGTTGTGGATAGATGGTAACAAGACGTAAATCCTGCCCACTAACACTTACATCTGTTCTAAGACCAATAGGATTGTTCTCAGCATAAACTCCAGAACGAATATAAATTGTATCTCCTGGGTTTGCTACTGCTGCTGCAGCACCAATGGTTAGTTTGGCATCACCCTCGGTTCTTCCGCTATTTTCATCATTACCATACTTCGAAACATATACAATATTCTTCGAATCTGCACCTCTAGGAGCCCAAAAGACTCTACCATTTGGATAAGTAACTTTTGGAGAAGCAGCAGGACCAACACCAATAATTGTTGTAACGATTCCAGCACAAACATTAATTGCAGAAACAACGTTTGCACACCCATCAGGATCACTATTACTACCTCTTTGAGAATCTGGTAGAAGAGAGAAGTCCCTGATTTGTGGAAAAGGTATTGTATAAGAAAGGGTTCTTGTTGCTGGTAGTTGAGTATTTCCAATACCAGTTGTAACTATTCCAATAAATGATGTAATAGCAGATGCCTGACTTGCACAAGTTGGTGATATTGGATCTGGTAATACGGAACCATCAATATACTGAGTAAATGTATTTCTTATGCCAGATATTTTGGTAACAACTTGATTTCTCATTACCTGAATAGCAACATCTCTTGCTTGTTGATAAGCATAGATTGATTGCTCTTGCTCACCTGCTAATAATCCTGCATTATCAATATAGTATTTGGTTGCGTCATAAACTCTTTCATTACCACCATATGACAAGTTATATGCAATAGCATCTAAAATTAACTTGATATCATCAATGCAACTTTGATTACTATTTGGTATGCTAAACAGAGGATAATTATTTAAAACTCTATCAACTGCTTCTGCCGCAATAAAATCTTTGTTTAAGAAAATCAAACGAGAAGCATCGGCATATGTTCCATTGATGGGCTCCATCTGATAAGATAGAGGATACAAGGAATTATTAATGACATATCTAGAAATTTCCGCTGCTTTTTGAATTGCAGTAATAGATGCTTCTTTAATTGAATATCCATTCACATCAGTCCCAGTGATATGAATTAATGTATTGCCATTATAATATGATAATCCAGCACCAACCGATCTAGAATTACCACCTCTAGTAATGTCAAAACAAATGGACCTTAGAATATCTTTGATGTCATCTCGACAAGAACTATAATTAGAAGTTGATAGTGAAAATGGGGGGTCTTTGTATGAAGTGCTTGTTATGAATCCAACTGCTTCTCCAGCAAGATACTCTAGATTCAAGCGAATCATATTCGCAGCATCAAAGAATCTAGCAGGAATAACTTGCCCTGTAGTTCCAACACCAACTTGTGTTAATACACTTCTGAAGACTCTGTATTCATCAGTTGTATTTTCAGATGTGAATCCTACTTGATTATTTGCATCATATATTGCACCTTGATTGAAGTATATGTCTTTTCTAAAAAGATCGACATCGCGTGATGGATCTGCAGTTCCTATACCAATTGAACCGATTCCAGTTGTTGTAAATACTGTTCCACCAGCACCAACACCTAACGTTGTCTGTAAAGTTGTTGCATCATCTACATTTAGTGTTGAATCAAACTGAACTGCATCAACAACATCTAAAGTAGATTGCAGATCTGTTGCACCTGTTACATCTAATGTGTCTAATAAATTAGTTGCACCAGTTACTTCTAAGGTATCAAACAATTCAACAGACTGAAGCACGTCCAATGTGCTGAGTAAAGTTGCTGCTGCACCAACTTGTAAAGTTCCAAATAAAGTTGTACCAGCACCAACAAATAAGAATTTTTGTATGGATACTCCAGCTCCAACAAAAACATTATTTTGGAACGTCGAGACTCCAATAACTCTAAAACTACCTGCCATCGTGGCAGCAGCACCAACGTATAATTGATTATCAATTTCTAAGTTTTCTTCTACAAGAACATTTTTTTCAAAAGTTACATCATCTTTAAATGTAACAATTTGTTCAAATGTTGCTACTCCAACTACACTTAATGGACTTAAGATAGTAGATCCAGAACCTATAACATCAAATCCATCATAAAATACACTTCTTTCAAAGAAAGTAGAAACTCCAGATACAGTTAATCTACCATTTAATTTAGTATCACCAGTTACTTCTAATTGATTTTGTGGGTTGGTAAGACCTATGCCAACATATGCTGAAGTATTAAGTCCAGCAGGTCTCTTTTCCCAAAAATCTTTAATAACAATATCAGCAATATTGGGGTTATCTACATTAACTTTACCCTCTACCAATTCAAAAAGACTTCCACCAGAATTAGTGATAAAGTTTAATCCACGGAATGATGATGGTCCAACTAGAACGCCTTCATTATAAACAAAGATACCTTCAGTAAAAGATGGTTCAAATTCTACCCATTTAATTCCTTCAGCATCTTTTGATAAGAATCCACCAATAACACCAGGACTATTAGAAGCATCATAAAGATTTCCATCAATTCTAGCATTACCAATAATATCTAGATTTTGAGTTGGGGCTGTTGTGCCTATTCCAACCCAACCAGCATAGGGTCCATAAGTTACAACATTAAAAACATTATCTCCTGGATTATTTCCAATATAAAATTCTTCAGTAACTGTTAGAATTCCAACTTGAAGTTGTTCTAGTTCTTGTTGAATATCAACAGGACCAGCAAAAGTTGTTATGCCAGAGAAAAATGCATTTCCAGTAATTGAAATGTCACCGAAAGTTTCTGTTGCTCCTGCTTCAAAATCATAATAAATTTTGCCATAGACGTATAAGTCCTTATACATCTTGACATCTTCATTAAAGATAGATGGTTTTCCAATAATTGAAAAATCTTCTCCTTCCATCTACTTTACCTCAATTTCCATTGAAAGAGTCTTTTGCAGCATTAAAAAGAAATACTGCTGCCCCACCAAGAATTCCTGCTAAAACATCTGCCCCAACGAAACTACCAGCGAAGACTTGATTACAAAAATCAATTTTCAATCCTTCAGCAAGATTTCCCTGTTTTGCATTCAGATTAACTTCATTACCATCAAGCAGTGTTTGACCACCAACTGATTTTAGTGTTAGGTTTCTTCCCGCTTTAATGTCAATATCTTCGGTTGCTTCAAGAGTTATATTTGTTGCTTTAATTCTTACCGCACCATTTCCATCTGCTTGAATTACAACTTCACCAGTTTTAGATGCAATTAAAACGTCTTGACCTTTAGAACTTTCATTACCATCTCCACCAACTATTTCAATCGTTCTATCATTATAAATTGAAAACGTGCCATCCTGTGCAAGGGAAATAGAAGACTTATCTTTATTATCTGTTGTAGAGTAAATTAGATAACTTAAATTTCCCTTATTTCCCATTCTAGGATTGTTTGCGTCAATCCTAAACTTTGGTCCAAGACTAATGTGTCTTCTTGCTTCCCAGTTACACTTTTGGGCGGGTCTTTCTGCCATGTTATTTCGTAATACAATCTATTTGCTGTTTAACTTCATCTTGATATTCAGGAATGCCCAGGATTGGTCGTATTAATGCTCCCGATCCTGTATCACTAATAACTCTTATAATTGGTAAGTCGGTAGTTATATTGGTATTTATCGGAGTAGCCTGAACAATTCCTCCCTTATCAATTACTAGATCATATTCTGTGCCGAAATTATCAGTTGCTATATCACCAACTCGATATCCAGTTCCAGGATTATCAATAACTGTATTAGTTACTGCATAATTTGCAATATCACCAACAGGATAATTTTCACCCTCAGATACAAGATAAATGGCACTCACTTCTCCAGCATCATTAATTAATGCTCTAGCAACTGCACCATATCCCTGATTACAATTATCTTGAATGGTAACAAATGGTGGGAATTGATATCCCGATCCAGGATTAGTGATTTGCACTCCAATGCAACTTCCAGTTGCTTCTGCGCCAAGTCCAACAATTGTTCCCATAAGTGGCGTAGCTGCTGCGCCAGTCCCACCACCACCAAAAATATTGATAGTAGGAGCACCACAAACTAATGGCGGTCCAGTATAACAACCACCCAAAGCACTCAATGGATTACTTACAGCGTCAATAACTTGACCTGTAGTTGATTTAAAGATATCATAAGCATCTGTGAAACTACCTGTCATATCTTGCAAGGTAGAATTGGCAGTGTTCATAATATTAGAAATCTGAGTAAATGGATCTGCCCCAGACATCATTGGACCACCACCAATCACATATGTTGTTGCAAGATTTGTACATTTGTCTTTATTTTGATTACATCCAAAAATAGAACCAATACCTTTAATTGCATCAATTGAACTTCGAATTAAATTGGCAATATTAAGACCTGCAGTTAAAATCTTAGCAACTCCACCAATGGCAGCACTTAGTGCATCAGCAATGCCATCAACAATATTATTCAAAAGTGCTCCAACAAATTGATTAGCAGCACAAGAAACAAAGTTTTTAATATTATCTACTGCAGAATTAACCATCTGCTCAATAACACCCTTCAATCCTTCAATTACTTTTCCAACAACACACCCTAGTGCTTTTTGGAATGCTTTCACTGGTTTTACCATTGCAGTCTGAGCTGCAACCCCACCCAAGTGAGCTGCTACGGGGTTGCCAGTTATCGCTAAAATTTTTCCAAATACATCTTTATATAAAAAGTCTAAACCAGCCTTCATCAATTTGACCATCTCATCACCCAACCATTTGACCGCATTGCCAATCATTTCGTTGCAGTCTTTTAGAATTCCATTAATTGCCTCTTTGATTTTTGCTTTTTTCTTCTGTATATTATTCTGTAACTTTCTAATCTTTTTAAGTAGGTTTTCAATTCTGGCAGTTATTTTATCCACTGTAGTATTCTTACAGGGATTTGCCATAACAATTTTGTCACCAATAACAGAACTTACTGAAACATCTCCAGTTGAAGAAGATGTATCATCTGTTCTAGCAACAGGAGAAACTTGAGATTTAGGATTGCCAGATTCATTTGATTCATTCGGAACAAGAGTTCCATCTGGTTTAGGAATATTCTCAGTATATCCCGTGAATGGTTGAAATGGTCCTTTATAATCTTTGCTTACTACGTCCGATGTTTTACCAAATGTTGCTAATATGACGGGGATTTGTGCATTATCACCATCCATAAAGAACCCGAAAACCACATCACTAGGTTGAAGTGCAACATCTGTAGATTGATTTGCTGCGCCACTTCCAGACGTGGTTGGTATCAGAACTTGAGCCCATGGAAGGTCTTCATTTTTTAATTCAGATTCATAGAATGGATGATACCCCATAATACGAACACGGTATCTATTACCCCAACCTTCAGCACCTTGTCTATGATAAGGAGCAGGGGGAATCTGACCAATCCACCAACGGAATCCGTCTCTACCTAGAAAATTACTTTTAAGTAATGATTCATCTATCATGACTTATTAGCCTCTGGATTTATACCAAATGTATCTCTAACTAATTTCATAGAAGTATAAGATGATTCTGTATCAAAGTGATGACACAGTTCTTTAATCATATATAGACCGCTTGTTTCCTCGTCCAATTCGTTTCCATCTTGAGAAGATATCTTTGGAAAATTGCATTTAATGACATCCCCTGCACTTAGATTTGTATTCAGAGGAACAACCATACTTAAAGTTTGAGTGAAAAGTATATTATACCTCATAATAGACTGAGATTGATACTTTTCTGGACTTGCATTCACTTCTTTAGATGGTTCTTTATTCAGAGTACCAACATCAAGACACATTGTGAAGATTCTAGTTGGAGTTTCACCAAGATCTTTTGAACTACCAGAAGTTATTTTAGGAAGTTTTATTTTTTCGCCAAGATTACTTGTCTTATTAACATAGTCATTTAACTTAAATAATCCCTTTTGGGGATTTGTAAATTCAAACGTTAATGGATTAAAAAATATTCTGTAACTTGAATATGTGCCTAACTTAAGTTTCTCAATTAAGTTTTGATTCTTCTCTGTAGTATATTTCAAGATTTTAAAGTCGTTCTTTACAGCGTCACCCTTTTCATCATATGTTTCAATGCTTTGACTATAAAGATAAACTGCTTTTGGTTTTTGTTTAATCAAATTATCAATTGACCTGAAATTAAAACCATCCTTGGTTTGATAGAATACAAATCCAGCGGTAGCATCACCTGAAGTAGCAGGAACACCTTTTGATGCTAGCCAGATTAAGACAGTAAATGGCTTACGCATATTACCAATAAATCCATACTTATTTGTTGTCCTCTCTATTGAATCATTAGTAAATTTGTCAGTCTTAAGGATATTTTTAAGAATTTGTTTTACAGAAGTATCAATACTATTGTCTGGGGCAAACTTTTTTCCTACTCTTACTGTTTCATTTGTGATTGCTTCTCTTGAAGTAAGATGTAAAGTAAAAGCTTCTCTTTGAGATTCTGCAATCACATCAGTAATACTTGAGACATACAAGTAATCTTTTGATGACTTGGAAAAATCAATGGCAATATTAGACTCGGTGTTAGGAGAAATTTTCAATCTAAGTCTCTCCCCACCCCTAAGAGGAAGACCATTATAAACAGACTGGGGATTCTTATCTGTGCTCCCATCAGGGTTAGCAGAAGGTATGCTATCACCAGTATTAATCATCTTCAAAGTCGCAGTGATTGTTGGCGAAAAGATATCTTCATAATAGTCAAAAGAAACTATTGAAGGCGTGATATCAACTGTTCTTTGCTGATCATTTGATTCTAGAATTGCTTCTTCAAACTTGGATGGGGATTGTGCTACTACTTGTGCCATTATAGATACGCTAAATCAGTTAAGAACTTTTGTTTGATAAAATTATTTAACACACTTGATGGTGGGCTTTGTGTGGTTTGTGATTCTTGTTCAAGAGAACGAGATCCAAACGATGCAGCGGCAGAATTCAATAATTGTGCTAATCCACTCAAATCCATTTGTGGTCGTGTATCAACCACGCTTACAACATCTGGAGACATACTTGGTGTAATTCCAGATGCAACATCCATTGATGGAACACCAGATACAGAACTTGCTGTTGAACCTGCTGCACCATGAGAAACAGTAACTCCCCCCGTTCCAATAATTTCTGCTTCTCTACCATATCCACCACGATAATACACTGCACCAACTGCAAAAGGAAACTTAGTTGCCGATCCTACTTGAGATGGGAATGTTTGTTTTACTTTAGAATTGATTTCTTGCATATCAACAGCGGCACTACTTCTTCCACCATGGGCTCTCTGCTCTGCAGCAATTAATCTTCTGATATTATCATCACTACCAGATGCATATTGTTTTATATTTCCATAAAATACAGTTGAACCTCTTGCAAGCATTGCTTTTGTTGCATGGAAAGCAACTTCACGAATACTTGCAAGTTGCTCTGCCGTTGGATTTGCTCCTTTATAATCTAAGTGGAAGTGAGTCGCATAACTAGCCTCCCCTCTACCAGATCCACCCTGAATAAATCCCCCTGGTCCAACTTGTGGTATTAAACTCATTGTTCCAGTTGATACTGCAGGTGCTTGTTGTAGATTTGCAGATTGCTGCCCAGATGCATATGCTGCTGGAGATACATTTGCTGCTTTTTGTGCTTCTGGTAAAAATGACCTATATTTTCCAGACTTATAAACACTCCAAGGATTAAAATTAGAACCACCAGACAGAATGAATGCTGCCCTTGCATTAGTTAGAGGGTCTTTTAATTGCTCATAGGATGTTATTCCAAATTTTTTCAATCTTTCTGGGCCAAGGGACCCAATCATATTAATTTGCCATAAACCATAAGATAAGTCACGAGTCCTTGGATTGTCATTTACTACACCAGATCTTCCACCAGACTCTGCTTTTGCAACTGCTGCTGCAGTAACTGCATTTTGTTGACTAAATCCAGCTTGTTTTGCAACAGCAACTAATTGTTCAGTGGATAATGTTTCTCCAGCTCCTGGAAATTGAGATTCGCGTTCTGAGAATTGAGATTCTCCCTGAGTGCCCAATGGTGGTGCATTTTGACCACTTGCAATCCCTTCATTGAGAGATGTTGTCATCAATCTCAATGCGTCATCGATTGATGATGACATATCAGATAGATTTTGATTGAGTTGTCCAAATGTATCTTTTACTCTATTCGATGTGTCAAAGAAATCAAATGACATAATGTTTTGGGCAACGGCACCAAGAAGATTGAACATATTACCAACAAATCCAATTGCACCCATAAAAAACTGTTTAATAATTGCCACTCCCTTATAAATTCTGGCAACAAATTCTTTTGCCATTCCAATCCAAGTTGGTAAGTTTCTTAGTAACCATCCCACTCCCAAATATGCAATCGCAGATAAAATCCTTCCCAAAAATCCTTTACCACTGTTGAGGATAGATTTCTCAGTAGCAAATCCTGGAGAAAGGATAGAACCTAGACTTGATGCTTCAAGTTGATCTTCTGCTTCTTTCTTTCTTAAATTATCCTGTCTTTTTTGAAAGAGACCTTTACTTCTGAATACTGCTTCACTTTTTATCTTAGTTCTATTTAAAATAACTCTTTTAGTATCACTAATTACTGTTCTTGTATTAGAAAGACTTCTTCTCATGTTTATAAACGTGGAAGAAATCTTATTGATTGAACTAGTTCCAGCAGATAAACTTAAAACTGCCATCTTACATCACCACATTATAACTTAATTGAGAGTACATAGTGTAAAAATTATTAGGATTACTCGAAGATATATGGGGAACATTGTTAGAAGAATTTCCTTTTCTTAATGATGGTGCTGGTGGTTTTTGCTTCATCTCTGGTTGTGTCAAAATAACCTGAGGAGCTGGTTTAGTTAAAGGTCCTAATGGTGCATTTTCTGTTTGCTTTTGTGATATTTTTGCTTCTGGAGACACTGGAGTAACAGAAAGAGCTCTTTCTTCAGCAGTTTCTCCTGGAAGTAAAGGTCTCATTGTTGGTATATTTTTATATAAGTCTAAGTATCCTTTTTCTTCTTCTGTTGGAGTTACTTCTGGTGCAGCGGTTCCAACATTCATATTAAGATCTCCATTTACCCCTGGAGTCATTGGAAGCATAGGTGTTGCTGCTGGAGCTTCTGGTGTTTGTGAAGTTGAACCTGGTGGTGGAATATTTGGTTTATTTGGCTTTAATTGTTGCTGTGGAGTTGAAGAAGTTGGAGTTTGTTTTTGTTCTTGTCCCCCACCTGCCATTCTAGATAATTCAAGTCCAACTCTTCCAGCGGCTGCAAATCCTCCGATTACTGGAAACATAGATAACGCACTAAGAGCTGCTCCTGGCAAATCTCCTTGACTCAAATCATAACCTGTCGAGACTGCACCAAGAGCAGTTCCAAGACCAGGGGTAAAACCACCAGCAACTCTCCCACCTCCAGCTGCTGCAGCACCGCCACCTTTCATAAAATTAAAGAACTTAGTCATTAAGTTCGTGCTACCTGTTACAGTAGGTCTTGCACCTCTGGCAGCGGCATTGGCAGCGGCAGGTGCTCCTCTACTGAATAATCCAGCAACACCTCTACCTAAAGCACCCAGACCTCTGAATGGCAGTAAAATCAGTTTAGCAATTAAACCACCAACTTTAAAAACTACACCATTGAGTAATCTTAGGAAAACAGCAAATCCAACATTAATCGCTAATAAACCAGCACCAGCATAAAGTAAGTTCTTGAGGATACTATTCTTAATCTCATCAAAAACTTTAAAATTTTTATCCTTGTATGCCCTTAATAATTCTATTCCTTGAAGTGTGAACCACCCACCAAGAAGAGTGAATATTGCGCTCTTAATCCTATCAAATATACCCTCAGTCTGCTCAATAACTTTTTTTACTGGACTGATAAGAGCATTTTGTATTTTCTTTTCTAATTCGTTTTCACGACCTCTTTTTATATCTCTATCAACTATCTTTTGCTCATTATCTTGTTCTGTTTGAATTCTTTTTTGCTCAGCAATAGTTTCTCCTCTGAGAAGTCTAGCAATATCTCTAACACCATTGGTTAAATTTAAAACTTCTACACGAACAAATTCAATCTGCTTTGAAATTGTTCCAAGAGAAGATTGATTTGCCTTTACAATTGCTAAACTTTGAGTGCTTGCTAAATCATTTCCATCTTGCCTAACTAAAGCACCACCACGACCACGAAACACAGAACTGGAAACAGTTGCTCTACGGAATAGTGCTTTTCTGGCTTCAGCAGACAGGTAAGATCCTGTTCTAGGATCTACACCTGTTTGTGCTATGGTTATTGCATCAGCCATTCGTTATGCCGTTTTTAAGATTTTCTTCTTCTATAAACTGCTGAAGAAGAGAGATATAAATTTCTCTCTCCCAAGGTATCATATTTTCTAACTCTGTCAATGAATATTTATGATGCTGTATGAGGGCAAAATTTGTTTTGTAGTATGACTCAAGGGAATCATGAGCCATCCCTACGCGAAAAAACTTGTTAGACCCTCCAAAACAACTTCACTTTCAACTTTTGTTTCTGGATTTTTGATTTTGATTGTATGAGAAAGTTTGGGCATTGTTTCAAAGAAAGTCTCAATCTCTTTGAATTGTTTCGAACTCAATTGATCAACAAATTCAAATAATTCTTTCTTAGTACAATCAGAAGCAGACCAAGATTCTTCTTCAGAATAGACTTGCTCAATACATCCACTAATCAACTCAAAAGTATCATCAACCGTTACATCAGTAATATTAAAGTTGTTTTTAATAAACTGACTCAATGAAGGATATCTCATCCTCATTGTTAGATTATCATCTAACTTAATATCTCTGGTATGATTTGGATTGGTTTGAACTTGGATTTCGTCCAAGTTAATTGACACTGGAACTTGAGTAACTTCATCATCAGGGCAGGTGATTAGAACATCTACTGTCTCACCTACTGACTTTCCTCTGATGTTAAGGAACAGATACTCAATATCAAAAGTAGCCAGGTCTTCTACTTTTACACCTTTTGTCAAAATGCAATTTGAGATAACTGTTTTAATTGCATTTGTGATTTGCTTATCATCTTGACTTTCCATTGCGATGATAAGAATTTTTTCTTCTTTAACAAGAAATGGTCTATATTTAATTGTTTTTTTAGAAGATGGTAATGTCAACTCATAAGTCGGAGTTGCAATTGTTGGTAAAGGCATAATAACCTATAATATTGTCAGTAATTTATTTATGAACCAAATCCTGGTGGATATTGTCCAATTTCTCCAGCAACAAAGTCAGGTTTTTGATTCCAATCAATACTACTCCCAGTAGTTGCCGCACCCTCTCCTCCATAAATTGGATAAGATTGTGATAATCTAATAGCGTTCGCTTCATCCGCACTCAGTGGTGCGACTTTACCAGATGCATACAGTAAAGATGATTCTCCAGTTTTATTATTATCAACTCCTCTTTTTTGGTCAATGGCAGAAATTGGCCCACAAACATAGCGAGTGAATTCAAAAGTTGCAGATGCAGTCAAAGTTCTAGAGCTATCATATGAAACATTAATATTACCAACATTAGAGGGGAACATTCCAAAAAATGTGTATTCAATATTTTTACGATAGTCTCTATCAAACTTAACGATTTTTGTCGATTCCATCTTATAGTATTCGGGGTATTGCATTCTGATAAAATAATTCTTTCTTCCTTGACTGACAGCATCAGCATTTGTTCCAACTGGATTATGAGATCCGCTTGCAATAAATTCTGCCCAGTGCTCTAGAAATTTCAATACTTTATAATCACTATCAATATAGAACCCTAAATTAACTTGCCCATAAATTCTACTATGGGCAATCTTTTCTTGAATGCCCATGTAGTTTCCTGCAATATTTGCAGTTGCCAAACTTCCATATGGAAGTTCTGCAGAGTAACATAACAATCCAACATCACCGCTTATAAATCTAGAATCAACACCTCTGTTAGCCAAATAAGATGATAACGCACCATCTTTTGGTGGTGCTCCAAACTTGACTTCATAATGTGAGGTTTGAGCTAGATTTGTTAATACTCTTTTAAATTCTGATATTTTTCTTGGTCTAGGTGCTGGCACTCTAAATACCTATATTATGAGTCTTTTAGTTATTTAGATGTCTTATAAGGGAAAATATCAACCATCTTATCCTGAAAAATACAAAGGAGATCCAACAAATATCATTTATCGTTCCCTCTGGGAAAGAAAATTTATGAAATACTGCGATCTCAATGAAAATATTTTAGAGTGGGGAAGTGAAGAAATTGCCCTTCCATATCGTTCCCCAATTGACCGCCGCATTCATAGATATTTTCCAGATTTTTATATTAAAGTAAAAGAATCAAATAATGTTATTAAAAAATATTTGATTGAAATAAAACCCAAAAGACAGACTATTCCCCCACAAAATCCAGGCAGACAAACTAAAACATACATCCGTGAAGCATATGAGTATGCAAAAAATCAATCAAAGTGGGCTGCTGCAAAAGAATTCTGTGCTGACCGTGGGTGGAGTTTTAAAATTATAACAGAAGATGAGTTAGGTATTAAATAATGCCGAGAAAAACTCTTAAAGACAAACAAGAGAAGCAACAAAAACTTCAACAAAATAAAGCAGTCAAAAATAGGGTTTTGCCACTTGTAGAAAGTATTAATGGCACTGAAGACCCTGATGATTTGATGCAGGAACTCATGGGACTTTTATCTGAGTCAAGCACTGCACCACAAGTAGGTAAATACTATACTTTTGTTTATTCGCCAAAAACATCTGGAATTACTTATGATGAATATCCTTTGGTTGCAGTAACTGAAGTTTTAAAATGGGGATTCAAAGGATTTAATTTTCACTGGAATGATGGAAGGCAATATACCTGGAAAGAAATCATTGGTGGTGTGTATAATATTCTAGATGAAGAAATAACTGATGTACGAAAGATACCTTTTGGAAAAATACGATCTAAATAGTTAGAAAAAGATAAATGGTAGTTAAGCCCTGGGAAGTCCAACGAAGCTCAACAACAAGTAACCCACCATCTTCTTCTGCTGGGTCATCTGCCCCAGCTAAGCCAGATAAACAGCAAGCTCAAAAATCCAATAAGAAGACAGCATATAGATATCCATTTGATAGAATTGATGATGGTGATGACTACTTATTAATAGAAGTTATTGATTTTGTTCCTGGTGGATTACAAAGACAAGGTGCCGAGTCTTTAGCATTAGTTACAACAGATCAAACTCTAGCAAAAAACAAGCAAAAAGTACTTAGTCGAATTATTTTACCTATTCCAGAAGGTGTTGGAGATACCAATAATGCAGACTGGTCAAATAGTAACGTAAATCCATTTGATGCTACTTTGATTGGAGCATTCAATCAATTTTTGGGACAATCTGCTGGGGGAAATCTTCCAGGTGCTTTTGGTGACATGGCTAAAAATCTTGCTGGTTCTGGATCTGCTTTAGCACTATCTGCAGAAGGAGGAAAGGCATTTATGGCATCAATGTCTGCTAAAGCAGCCGCAGCGATAACAGGAAATGCTAACGCCCAGGGACTAATTAATAGAGCACTTGGTGCAACATTAAACCCAAATAGCCAACTCTTATTTAACAGTGTGGCTCAAAGATCTTTTGGATTTAGTTGGGACTTAGTTCCAAGGTCTAAAAAGGAATCGGATGAAGTAAAAAATATAATAAGAATATTTAAATCCTACATGTCTGCAAGAAAAGGTGCTCAGGCTCAACCAGGTGGTGGATTCTTTATTGGGTCTCCAAGTGTATTCCAATTAACTTACATGACAGGTCAAAAACCACATGCATTTTTGAACCAGTTCAAACCAATGGCATTAACTGGGATGTCAGTTAATTATACAGGATCTGGAACTTATGCAACATATGGTGATTCAACACCAGTTCATATGCAATTAACACTTAATATGAGCGAACTTACACCAATTTATGCTGAAGATTATGATACAAAAGAAGGAAAAGATGGAGTAGGATACTAAGATGGCATACTTTAGAGAACTACCAGATTTAGAATATCAATCACCATTCTCGGATAGAAACTCTTCATTAGATTATGTAAGGGCAAAAAATATCTTTAGAAGAGTAAAAATCAGAGACGACTTACAGAAAGTTTTTACAATATTCAACAAATATACCATTTCTGATGGTGCAAGACCTGATACAGTTGCAGAGGCACTATATGGAAAGTCAGAATTTGACTGGGTTGTACTCATCAGTGCTGGGATAGTTAATGTAAGAGATGAGTGGCCACTCTCAAACTATGATTTGTACAATTACAGTTATGAAAAATATGGAGATAATCTCAATGACACTAAATTTTATGAAACAATAGAAGTCAGAGATCCTAATGGAAGATTAATTCTCCCTGCTGGAAAAGTTGTTGATGCTAACTTTACAATTCCAGACCCAGCGAATAAAGTTCAAAATTTACAACAATCTAAAGTTGTTGTAGCAATTAATAATTATGAATATGAAGTTCGTAAGAATGAGGCAAAAAGAAACATTTATGTATTAAAATCAGAATACTTACCAAGTTTCTTAACTGATATTAGAAAGATTATGACATATACAGAATCATCTCAATTTATTGATTCTAAGTTAATTAAGGCATCTAATACTAGAATCAAGTCACCATAAAAAAGGGGGCATATGCCCCCAGTGTATCAGTCTTCGGCAAGACGGGCGAAGTAGGACAGAGCATCATCATCCTCATCTTCTTCAACCGCAGCAGCACGACGGGTGGGTTGAAGATTGTTGAGTTCAGTACGAAGATCCTCAGTTAGTTCGCGGGTCGAACCACGGGTGTTGTCCTCATCAAGATCTTCGGGGTCCTGATAACGAGGAGTACCTTTGGAACCAAGCACATAGTCAAGACGCTTCTTCAGTTCATCATAGGTCTTGAATTGGTCGGCAGCAACGAGTTCGGCAAGCGAATACTGCTTCTTCCACACTGCTTCCATTGCATCATCATCGTCCAGCAGAGGAGCAGCAGCAGCAAACTCACTAGAATCATAGTTACGATAACCAGCAACGTTCTTCGCCTTCAGTTTGAAGTTGGCACCTTGCCAGAAGTCAAACGGATCGATTGCTTCCTCATCTTCAAACTCGGGTTGCATCGCAGCAGTCAGTTTGTCGAAGATCTTTTTACCGAACTTGAACAGGAAGACCTTACCTTCGTTCGCAGGGTTGGCAGGATCTTTCACAACGTAAATGTTGCTCACATAAGTCAGTTTGCGCTTCTGCTTACGTGCCAGTTCCTTACCAGCATCAGTACCATTGTTCCACAGTTCAGAGTTGTACTCAGACACTGGATCCTTCTGACCCAGAGTAGTCAGAGAGTTCTCAATATACCAACCACCAGGACCTTGGAATGCGTGACTGTAGAGTTTCACGAACGGAAGGTCCTCACCGTTCGGAGCAGGGAGGAAACGGATTACGGCATAACCATTGCCGCTCTTATCTACATCCAGTTTCCAGATGCGGTCATCACTAGAACCGCTACCAGTATTCATTTTTTCAACTTCTTTGACCAGTTTAGCGGTCAGAGAGCCCAATTTAGATTGCTTCTTAAGGTCAGCAAAAGACATTTGGATTACCTCGGATAGTTTGGATTCGGGGGATTTACTTGGATATTATAGCGAAGATTGAATCACCTGTCAATGAATTGTTTGAGGGATTCAATGGTCTTATTCATACTACTGAACAGTACTTGCATATCAGTCTCTGGTGGAAAACCCATCAATGCGACTGATTTGCGTAGGTTCTCTTTCATCTCAACCGCTTGTGGATCATCTGAAAGAGACAGTCTAGTATACATCACTCTCTGCTTTTCTAGCAAGAGTTCTAACTTTTCAATGTGTTCCAGTTTGGTCTCACGGGGCATCATACCAAAAGTGAGAATACTTCCGTATATCTCCTCTTGTAACTTATTGATTTCTTTCAGTTCATCTTGAATAATATCGGAGTCAAAAAAGTTACTCATCTATGATTTCCCTTAAAATCTTCTTGTACTGGAATACGTCAATATTTATGAATTATTCTTTAATGCTCTTTTTCTTTCTCTTGCCCGTTCCTTACGGTTTTCCCTATCTTTTTGATTTTCCCAATATCTCTTTTTCTCCCTAGCTCGTCTAGCTAAAACTTGCTCCTCAGTCAAACCTTTTGCCCATCTCTTCTTTTCATAATCTGGATTTTTATCTCTCCACTTTTTTCTAGATTGTTCTTTTTGAACCTCTCTAGATGGAAAATTTTCCCAATTTTCGTCCTTTATATCTTCTATAAAATCAGGACCATCAATATTAAGAGCAAGATTAATACTCGATACATTTAACATATTCTTTTAGTAGGGGTAATATTATTTAGGCGGGACTTACGCAAGTCAAATACCCCTACCCGACTTTGCTGCCCGCACTCTATGAAATTATTTCTCTAAGAATTTTTTTATAGTTAAAAATATCTATTTGAAGAAATGGTGAATATTTTTTAATTTTAAGAGAAACACACTCCCACACTGGGTCCAAAAGTTTTTCATCAAACGTCTTCCCGAACAGGAATATTTTATCATATATGACCAGTGTTTCAAGGCTAATCTTCCCGCTCAGGAATTTTTTTAGAACGGGTGGATGTCCTTTGGAACAATTCAACGCATCCTCTAATTTTGTTTCCGAGAACAATTCGTTGCTTTGCTCTTTGAACAAGTAAGTCAAACTCTGCTGTCGTCTCATCCATTCTTGATATGTTCTTTCTCCTTCGTTTATTAAAGAACCAATCCATAAATTACTCGGGTTGTCTGCTTCTACAAAGTTTGATACTAAGAAATCTACGACTTCTTTATCAGAATATTTGCGACTTGTCTTCTCGAACCAGTATTTGTCCTTGCGTTTGTTGAAGGATGTCATACTGGCACGGGTCTTCGCACCATATTTAAAGAAATCGTATTTTGGGTTTGTGAAATGATTTTTAAGTGACAAATAATGTTGATAAGTTTCAAAGGGTGTCACGATCATAAAGGCAATCTTGCTCTTGATGTTTTCTTCATAAAGTTAAGACGAGTGGCATCCCACTTGAGTCTTTCTTTTAAAGGTTTTGAAATGAGTTTCGTAACTGATTCTACCTCAAGACTATTGACTTCGCAATAGTGACAAATAGCATCAATATAATTCAGATTTTCTTCAGCAACAATTTTCTCAATCTCAAGAGCAAACTTGGAAGGGGTTAAAAATTTACTTTCTATTGCCTGTTCTAATTCTTTATTTGGTTCCATAGAGTTCCAGTTTATCTCTAACAAACTTTCTAATGTATTCTGTGAGAAGTTTGATGTATTTTGATTTGTCTCGTTCTTCATAGACGACGCATTCTCCATTTTCACAAGCCATAATGATTACAAGTTTTTTGACTGAAATACCAGTCAGTTCGTAGAGCATACAACCATATGCCATACACTGAACAAAATAATGTTCAATCCACTCGCGTGGTTTTGGTTTTTTAGAAGTCTTAAAGTCGATTATCGCTAACTCGCCGTCATATTCGGCAATACAATCAACTGTCCCAGCAATGCCTAGTTGCTTACTATATAGGGACCCTTCAAGGGCGTAAATATTATTTATACGATTTAAATCAGTTTTTGCAATCTTAAAAAGAAAATCAGAGATTGGTTGAACTTCTGGTAGTTCTTCATTTTTGAGATGATGTTCCACAAGAAGGTGCATATCAGTTCCACGACTTGTTGCCGCTTTTGTGACACGCTCTGCTTCTTCTTCACCAACTTTTTTACGCCACTTAATAAAGATTTCTTTATTAAAATGACTGGTCACCGAAGTGATGGAGACCAGTCGTACAAGTTCTTCTTCGTCAGGAACTTTATAATAACGAACACCATCTATAGTCTCCCTTTCAAGTTCAGGGAGCGTCACATCAACATGTTTGAACATTACATACCTGCTTCCATTTTTGCGATGATGTATTCTTTAACAAGTCCAGAACGAACAATATCTTCTACACCAAATTCAATTATATCAAAAGAAGGCATTTTACGCAAGATGTTCATAAAATCTACAATACCATTACGTTCATTTGTTTTTTGCAAGTCTGATTGAGTAGCATCACCACAGAAACAAATTTTGGTATTTTCACCCACACGAGTAATAATAGAATCGAGTTCGTGGAAGTTTAGATTTTGGAATTCATCAACAATGACGATAGCATTATCAAGAGTTGTTCCACGGAGGAATGAAGTGCTCCAGAACTTAATAGTTTCTTGTGACTTCAAATTGCCATAGAGCATTTCAAAGTCAGCATCAGAAGGCATCTGGAACATATACTTCACCATATTCTTATAAGGAATCTGGTAAATGTCTGCTTTATCTTCATGAGATCCAGGAAGGAATCCAATCTCACGAGTTGCTACAAGAGAACGAACGATATAAACTTTTTCATAAGGGGTTCTTTCATCAAGAACATCCATTAAAGCATTATAAAGAGTAATAAAAGTTTTACCAGTTCCAGCACATCCATAAGCAACTAAATGCTTTTCATCTTGATAGGAATCAAAAAACTTTTTCTGATTATCTGTAATTGGTTCAATATCGACCAAGTAATCAGAACTTAGAGGCTTTCTCCTCTTCATTTGCTTTGCAGTCAAACCAACACCAATAGGTTGGATGTCATTGCCTCTTTTTCTTCTTGCCATTAGAGTTTCTTTACAGTAGAACCAGGAGCTTTTGCTGCTTTTGCAAGCACATCATTCCATCCAGGATTGCGATTGATAAGTTTGTCCCTCCACTCACCAACTTCTCCAGCGCCAGGACAAGTTGATGGGTCAGACCAATCTCTGTCCCAATCTGGATTATCTTTTTTCCACTGGTCCCAGGCGTGGATACTCATTTCCACTTCTTTCTGTTCGCCAGTGGTTTTGTTAATAACAGGATAAGTCGCCATAAAGTTACGAAATCAAGATAATTTATTTAGAATGAAAGTTTTACTCTTCTACTGTTTCCACATCAACAACTTCTTGAGATTCCCAAGGTAAAGTATCATACTTTTCGGTTGTTGATGCTGATTTTTGAGCATCAATTATAGAAGATAATCTGAATTGCTTATTCGCAATCTCTTCTTCCCCAATTAAAGTCTCAACCCAAGAAATAATTTGTTCCTCAGTTAAATCAGAATACTCAGTAAAATCATCTTCAGCAGCTGAAGGCAATTCTAGAGTACCTCTTTCATCAGCAGTAAAAGTAGTTTCATTCACTTTTTCTGTAGCAGTGTAAATCCATTCTACAGAACTAACTGCACCAGATAATCCTGCAGTATTATAATTCAATGCATGAATTTTCCAAGAATATTTGACAGACATCTTTGAACATTTAAGAGTAAAATTATTTATTCCACTCTAACGCTTCTGAGACTGATGGAAATTGTTCGGTAAATATTTTCTTACACTCAAGAGCAATATCCATGTGTTCTTTCTGAGTTCCATTTGCAGAACGAAGATTGATATAATGAATCCATGACCTGCATGATCCCGACATATAAATGCGTGTAGGCGTCGCTAAGGGCAGTACAAACCTTGCACACTCCTTTGCTACTCCATGAGCAAGAAGTTCCTTATAGAGTTGCATAGAGTGTGCAAAATGGTCTTGAATCTTACTCTGTAGAGTCAGTTTCTCATACTCAGAAATGTCGTCAATAGAGTTCTGACGATTCTTGGTATCTTGACGACGAAGTTCAGGTACAGGAATATAATCGCTCAACAAAGAAGAATCTGCATAACGCTGCGAAAATTCTTGATATGTGAAAGAACGGTGCCTCAAAATTTGAGCTGCGATACCACGATTTGTTTCGATCTCAAGAGTCATAAAAGACTGCTCAAAAACAGACCAATGATTATGCTTAATGCAATAAGCAAGCAACTTGGCATAGTTTTCGTTGTCTTGATTCGCAGGGTTGCTAACTCTAGCAACATATGCCATTGTTTTTTCTGCATCTGGGGTCACGCTAATGAGTTTTACTGTCATTTCTTTCCAAATCCTTTTGATGTTTTTGCTTCGAGTTCTGAAAGTTCTTCTTCCAGAATCCTTAATTGTGATTTCATTTCAATCAATTGCTCAGCAGAATATAAATGCTCTTGTTTAATCAATCTACGGAGCAATTTCATCATTTTTCTTGCCCTATTAGTCATCTAAATCAGAATCCTCAAAAATTTCGTCGTAATCTAACATTGGTCTTTTTCTGACTTCTGGATTTGTATAAGAATATGCAGATACATCAGAATAAACTTCTGCTTTCAGAGAATCAACCAAGAGTTCTAGATTACGGACAATAAGTTTTAGTTTGTCTTTATCCATAAGATACTATTCTCTTTCAATATTTTAACATAAAAAAAGGAGGGAATCAACCCTCCTTTACTTCAAGCAACTTGTGGTTGCTTCGCCATATTCAGTTGTGCGTTATGAAGGAGTTTTTCCTTTTTTGCTTTGAGTTTGAGATAGCGAACGAAGTAAGTGTTCATTTTGCACCTCCCTTAGTTTTAGACATAGAGAGTTTGTTTCCATTTTCATCAACGTAAAACATAGTACCACGATAAATTTCTACGTGGGGTTCAATTTTAAACGTTTGATTTGGACGTTCTGCGGTATCATATTCGACACCACGATATACGACTTTAGACATTAGGTTTTCTCCTTAATTTTGAGGCTAAAGAGCGTTCCTTCAGTCGGCTTTTGCGTCTATGAATTTACAAGTTCTTGGAGATCCTTCTTTAAAGATCTGAATAAGTTCAGATCTTGCAGGCTCATCCATTTTTAGTTTTACATTACTAATAAGTCTTTGAGCCTCAATGCAAGTCCAGAGAATTGTTTCCATAGATGAACGATCCGTTCCGAGTCGGCTTACTTCCGTCCTATTCAGTTTAGCACTTAAGTCTTATAACGTCCTTTCGGAGTTCTGATAGCAATCGGTCTTCTTTTCTTTGGTCTACTACATCGTCGTTTTTAACGATGTCCATTAGTTCCCACGCTGCGTCGCAACTTATAGTCACTTGATTAGATTTGGCAAGTTGAGGCGTAGAAATAGAAAGAAGTGGAACCCATGCTAAAAGCAAAAGTGCTTTAGTCATAGGATGAACGTTAGGGGATTATTATACCCCTATTCACACTATATAGTCAAGTTTTATTTTGAAATAGTAACAATAGATACAAAAATGTATCTCTATTATACTAAAAGGCGTGAAGATTTATGAAAACCTTCGCGCAAGAAAAATTTTGGCGGAAATTTTTTACCCCAAAAAGAAAATCACTTTCGCTTTTTGGTTTTGGGTGCTTGATAACCCCATAACTTTGGATTGATTCTTCCATACCCAAAGTCAATACTCTTTAGATTTTCACGAAACTTGTCCCAGTACATATCAAACAAACGAATTCGTGATCCTCTAGTTAAATCAAAACAAATTTCCTCATCAACAATATACTTTACGATGTAAGCATCATTCGGTGCTTCTTTAGTACAGACATCAGCATATGAACCATTTTCAATTAAAATATCACAACCATAGCGTGACTTACAGGTTTCTTTTTCTGCTGGTGTCCAATAGTCCATATGCTTTTCCGTATTGTGGGTTTCTTCAACTACATCACGAACCTGACTCACGAACGACCTCCCCACTTAATATCAGGATAAGCTTGTGAAACTACTTCCCTGGTGAGTTTGTATTTGTCTGTCAGTTTTTTATCCTTAGTAAGAATAACAATTTCTGCTTCAAGAGGATGAAGACCTTGAAGAATGTTAATAAACATTGTTTCTCTACGAAGAGAACTCAATCCATCGTTACCACCCTTTACAAAATTATAAAACTTATTATATTCCTTACGAATTGATGAGCGTCCCTGGTCCTGAGAACCTAAAGAACTACTTCCCAACTCACCCATCTTAGAAACAGCATCTGTAATCTTTCCAGACAGAGTTCCGCTGAATGAAGTTTGTTCATCAGTACCTGCATAAGGTACATCTCCTGGGGGAAGAATAGAAACAACCGTCTCATCAAAGTTCCAAATAAAAAGAGTCTTCAGAGCAGGATGAGAATACTTTTGAAGTACTTCTACCTTTTTTGCTGTACTTTTTTGCTTACATGCAAGACTTAAAATCTCAAAAATAAATGGATTTGAAGGAAGATCGGGAATAGGAGATTCCTTCTTAACCGTAAATTTTGATTCAGTCTTCTTCGTCGCCGTTGTCTTCGTAGTCATGATAGTTCTCAAAGTTAAATGCAATCACCTCATCTGGAATTAGATTTCCTTGTCCATCAAACATTTCGGGGTGAGGTCGTGGAATTTCCCGATAGTTCATCATATATTCTCTTGCAACCCATCCTCCCATTATTCCAACTATAAAAAATAATACGGTTAAAAAAGAACCGAAAACTAAACTAGTTGCTAACATAGTTTTTCTCCCTCGGGAACTACTACTTTTTCCTTACTTTAATGGAAAACTCAAAGTAGATGGTTACTTCCCGTCTCAGAAAGCAAACCAACTTCTCGAATATAATATGAAAATCTTTGGGTTGCTTTCTTTTTCCTCCATTAAGAATAAATTCAACTCCACGATTAATGTGGATGTCTTTATTTATGTCCGCCATCAAACAATTTTTTGCTCTTGTAAAAACTTAACTGTATCAGTACATCCTCCTAATTTTTTATCATCAACAACAATTTGGGGAAATGTACTCCCCTCACCAAACTCGGAGTAAAATTCCTCTGCGGTAAAGTCCTTGTCAAGAGTATACACCACATGTGTCATCTTTGTCAACTTCATTACGCTTTTAATTTTGTCACAATATGGACAACCTGGTTTTGAATAGATTGTAAAGTTCATATTTCTTTATAATTTTTGTATAAGTATTTAATCAAAAAAGAACATGTGCCACAAGCGGCAGTTTTGAAGGCAGTCTCCAAAATATTCAGATGCTGAGTGAATATTTCCACCACTAAAAAGAACTAATCTGTTATAGACATTTCCTGCAACATCTACTGGTTCATATGGAGTTCTATCAAGAAATGTTCTTTGATTAAAGACTTTAAGACCTTGACCTGCTGCCCAATCAATTTGAGAATTATGGTGAATCTTAGTTTCTTTATGCCTCCACATGGTAGTTCCACATTGTGGTGGAGCATCGGGTGTTAGATAAACCATACCAGCCCAAGTCTGGTCATCGCAGTGATAAACAAGTTTTTCCCCAGACCAATTATGCTGAAAGCGACCATTCATTCCATGGTCTTCCCACTTGATAATTGGTTGTCCAAGAAGATCTTCAAATGCTTCTTTTGTTCCAGGAATGAAAAATTGCTTACGAGTTCTCCTGCCAATGTATCCAGCATCATCAAAGAAATCTTGCTCTAGAGCAAATTTTCTTACAGCATCTGGATCTCTATAGAAATTATCAACAATGATTACTCTCTGAGATTTTCTATATTCAGGATTAACACTTAATAGTTGATTCATATTAGAATCCTAGGTGCTTACTACGAACAAAATCCAAATCAAATGTTGTTGCAGAAATAAATTGTTCTTTACCCTCAAATGGCAATTCAGTTGGACCACAAATCCTCCAATCTTTACCCCACTTTTCAGTAAGGTAATCAATATTCATTGCATTAGATGCTTCAAGTTTTTCTTTCAGAGATGGATCATTCTTTTTAGTTTGACTTCCATGGGTGTAATACTCTTGCTTCTCACCAAACCCATGATAGTACATACTATTCAATTCCATAACTTTACGAATTGGTCGATGCATGAAACGCATAATCATATCAGCATCTTCACAATAGGCAGGATATAGATTTTCATCAAAAAGACCAAATGCCCTAATGATATTTTCTCTAATCAGGAATAAATCCCAACTACCAACACCATAGTCACCTTTGTTACCATGAACCATTCCGATCATTTCATCAGAATTGACAGTATTCACCATCTCTTCTAAGAATCCTGGACCAAAGGATACGTCATCATTGCAGATAATCCAGTAGGGGGACATCAGATAACACTTGATAATCAAGTTCCAAGATCCAGCAACTCCAAGATTGCCAGGAAGGTGGGCAACCTTAACTTTTTTCACATACTTATGCTT